CATCGCCGTCATCCCCTGTTATTTTGCACGGATTTTCCTCGAATGGGGGCCGGAGCAAGGCGACGGGCTGCAGGCCAACCACGGCCTCGATGCCACGGTCACGCGTGGGTTGAAGCTCGATGACCCCAAGAAACCCGGTGCGTGGCGGACGCCTGACGGCAATTTGATCGTCGAGACGCCCACTTACTATGTTTTGAATATGACTGAGCCGGTCACCGGCCGCCGCGGTTTCATCCCGCTCATTTCGAGCCAAGTGAAACGGGCCAAACGGTGGATGGATCAAATCACGATCGAAAAACTGGAACGCTCCGATCACACCAAGTTCCAGGCGCCGCTTTATTGGCGTTCGTGGTTGACCGAGGCCTGCGACGAAAGCGGCAAGGGGCACGATTGGTTCGGTTGGAAGTTCACCTCCGGCCCGAACATCCTCGAATTGGACCCGACGAACAAGTTGCTCGAAATCGCGCAAGCGTTCGCCCGGGAAGCCAAAGAGGGGCTGATCCAACTCGACACCTCTAAGATGGACAACGAGGTGACCGATGGCAACGCGTTCTGACGACATGAAACGAAACAACGCGGTGATGGATCAGGTGACGTCGGAGGGGGCAACCCCTCCGGCCGTCAGTGACGTTGCTCAATTGTCGTCCGACAAAAAGACCATCACCTTTCCGGCCGCGTCGCCCACGTGGGGCGATATCGTCTCTATGCTCGACGGCGAAGAGACACCGAGCGAAGGTGAGGCCGCGACCATCGACATGCTCGTTGACGAGCACGAAAAACTCGCGATGGAGATTGATTACCTCGAAACCGAGTTGAAAGCAAAAAGGAAACTCCTCTATCAGCTTGAGACGGTCCGCCTGGTGGACGCCATGCGGACCGCACGGCGGCAGGAACTTGTCACCGACAACCTGATGGAACTCAAACTCAATGAGGAGTTGATTTCCACGCTTCCAAAACGTGACGACGGCAAGCGCAAGGGTGTGATCGAGTACGTCCGTGAGAATGGCGGGTCCGGCTTGATCAAAAATGTCATCACCGTTCCGATCAAGGGCGACAACCAGGGCACGATCGTCAAGACCTTCCTGCGGGAACAAGACTTGGACTTCAAGGAAGACGAAGATATTCACCCCGGCACCTTCAATAAATTTTGTCGGGAGAAGGCGGAACGCGATCACGATCTTGATTTCGACAAGGCGAATGCCTATGTAAGGTCCATCGTCGATGTGAGGCCGTGGACCGGCGAGAAAAAGATGAAGGTCGGCAGACGGAAGGGGTGACGCCGTGGCGAACCGTAATAACTATATCAAAAAGGTGACGGAAACGAAAACCTACCTCGTTTATTGTTCCGCCCCCTCGATGGCAGATGCGGAGCGCTGGGCAACCAAATACCGTGTCGAAATCGACAAGCCCACCGAGCTTGTCATAGACCCGTGGCGAGAGATGACCGAAGTGGAAACCATTTTCGCCTTCCCGAACAATCAAATCTTGGAGGAGTAACCCATGATGTACGCGATGTTGTCCCTGCTCGTCGTTGGCTTTGCCACTGGCATCGCCATCGCCGTGAATGCACTTAAAAACGATGACTTGAACCCGCGCAAGACCGTCAACAAATACGATTGGGATTATGCCGATACGGTCGCCCGCGAAAACGCTCGGATCGAGAGGGAAGAGGAGTGAACATGCCATTGCTCATTGCAGTTGTGTTCGGTTTCGTCGTGCTCACTGGAGTTGTCGCACCGGTGTGGTTCAACCGCACTCTCGCGAAGGCCCTCAAAAAAGGGCCGCCACCGCCGAAGTTCAAATACATCGTGAACCCCGGCGCCGATTGGGAGGCCGACGAGTTGAAGGCTTACTTGCTCGACCAGGGCAAACGTTTGGAGCCGGATCGAAAAGGCATAGCGACATGACCCGGCTCACACTCACAGAAGGGACGCGGACATACTTGCTCCGCGTCATCGCACGGGCACTCAATAACCCACAGGTGGTTGTGTCGTCGCCCGGGCAAACCGACAAAGAGTATGATGAATTTTGCGACATCCTCCTCGCTAAATTGAGCAACGCTCTAAGGGAGATAGCGGACGCCGCAAACGAACAAAACAGGAGGCTGACATGAAAGTAATCTCTCCAAGGTGGTGGGCCATCTTTCACGTGGCCATCATCGCTGACGCCGTGCAAGGCGCCATCGATCACTGGAAAACCAACACGAAATTTGTGAAGCGGTTGATCATCGCGGACTTTGCCCTTGTTGGCATCCTTCTCTTTTTGGTGGCGTGGCTGGGATGATTGATCAAGCGGAAGCAAAGGTCCTTTTTGAAAGCGATCGGTTCCAGGCGAAGTTTATCCCGGAACCGAACAGCGGGTGTTGGATTTGGACCGGACCTGTACACAAGTGGTATTTGGAGCATAGAAAACCATGAGAACTCTTGTCACGGTCGATTTTGATCATACACTCTCTGAGGCACATTGGAGAGATTGGATGATACCCTTGCAGACATGGGATGACTACCATACCGCCTCCATTGACGATCACCCCGTCGAAGACGTAGTGAGACTTGTGAACGGTCTTAGCCTCCTCGGGTATAGGGTGGTGGGCCACACAGCTAGGGATGAAAAATGGCGGCATCTTACGTTGCAATGGTGTCAACTCCATCATCTGAATATCAGTGAAATCATCATGCGTCCAAACGGTGACTATCGCCCGAGTTGGCAGCAAAAGGTGGAACAAATCAAAACCCTTTGCGCGCCGAATGAACCGCACGAGGTGATCGCGTTTGCCATCGATGACAACGAAGAGATTATCAACGCCTATCGCGAGATGGGTGTCAACGTTTTACAGGTCTGGGCGCGCAACGATCGCCGCCCGCATCTCACAAACGAACAACGGGCACAGGCCGTATTGGAGAGTTGCTATGCAAAATGAGATCAGGGCTGACAAAAACGGTCGCGAGAATTGGGCCGAACGTATTGCGCGCGTCGCCAAAGACACCTTCGGCGACGAACACCCAAACATCGACAAGGTTATATCAGACAGCGCCGAGCGTAAGAAGATCGCCATTGCCACCGGGGTGATAGACTATTTTCCAGACGCTTTGATCGAGGTTGCGAAACTTTCGTGGACTGGCAACGAGAAGCACAACCCCGGTGAGCCGCTGCGTTGGAGCCGCGAGAAGAGCGCCGATCACGCCGACTGTCTCATGCGTCACTTCGTTGATCGCGGCAAGATCGATACCGATCGGGTGCGGCACTCCGGCAAGGTGGCCTGGCGCGCGCTGGCAATCCTTCAACTGGAGATCGAGGCCGCCCGCGCAAAGGCCGATGACATCGTTACGGTGAACGTCACCTTGAAGCCGGACCCGAAGGAAGATACCTTCAAAACCTACTACCCGGGCGCCGGAAACTGCGCACGTAACCGGGAGGTGGTTGCCGGTAAGCCTGAAGGTGGTGCCGGTGGTGGCGGACAACTTGATCCCAATTGGGCCTTCAAGGGCGCAGGCAGCGGGGCGCCTAAGTTTCGCGCGTCCACACTGGACATCGGCCAAGAGGTTGAACTGGACGCGCCAAGCGGCGTCTTGCACTGTGACTTCGGCAAGTCTTTCCCGAACGGAACAAAGGGCATCATCATGAGCCTCGGGAACGGCGGGGATTTTGCCGGGGTGCAATTCGAAAAGAACGGCATGGTCTTCTCGGTGGAATACAAGTGGCTGAAGCCCTATAAGCGCACAAACCAAGACGACTATGACGACTACAGGAAGGCTTGCCTCACATAGGAGGGTATCATGATCGGTGGATTGTCTTTTGTTTCTCTCGCCATACTCGGCGCGTTTCTAATCGTCATCGCGCCGCTGCTACTGTGGATTGGCAGCGTGTTGGCGACATTCGCCTTCATGCTTTTGGCTGGTGTCGCCATGCTTGTTCTGTTGGCGCTTGAGGCCCTCTATAAGGGGGTGGTGAACTTTCCTCGGAGGCTCAAATGAGCGAGAATGCTGACTTCGTAATGAAGGCCAAAGAGAAGATCATTCCGTTGGAGGTGGGCGAATTGGTGCTCTATTTCCCAAGCGGGTGGGGCTCCTTCCGTGATCCATACAATGATCGCGACACGCTACAAGGCGAGAGCATCGGGGTTGTGATCCTGGCTATCAATTGGTCCTATTGAATTGCCGCCGTGCAGACTGTCGATGGTTTGCTTACAACCTACGCGGTGCCCACCGGACAATTGAGACGGCCATGAAAACTCTTAAAGAATACCTTCTCAATAAAATTGTAATGGGACCCAATGGGTGTTGGGTCTGGGATACGCGAGATGGAACTGACACATATGGTACTGCAGAATATAACTGTCGATCATGGCCCGCGCATCACGCTTCATACGAGTGTTTTGTGGGGCCAATACCGGAAGGAAAAATTCTGCGCCATACGTGTGATAATCGACGTTGCATCCGGCCGGATCACTTAGTACCCGGCACAAAGAAAGATAATCGACGCGATTTTATGGAACGACACCCACGCGCTAAAGAACTTTTAATTGAAGGCGCGCAGCGCGCCGGACAAGGCTCAAAACAACGCTGGGATAGAATGTCACTTGAAGAGCGACAAGAATGGTGTACTTGGCGCGCGACTAAACAAAGAGCGATGGGTCCAGAACATTGGGGAGGGAAAAAAAAATGCGTATCCTAGCCCTAGATTGCGAGACGTCGGGCCTCATACTTAACCGCATCTTGCCGCTCGCCAAGCAGCCGGAGGTGTTAGATTTGTACATGGCCGATGTTGACCTGGCCACCGGCGAGATCATCGACGATTGGGATCAATTATTCCATCCAACGCTTCAATGGTCTGAGGAAGCAGAGAAGGTTCACGGCATAACACAAGAGATGGTAAGAGACTGTTTAACATTCGACCGATATGCCGAGGGCATCAAGAAAATCTTGGAGGAACGGTGCCCAAACGTGATCGCCCATAACGCCGCTTTCGATGTTGAAATCTTGGACATTGCGTTTGAACGTGTCGGCATGCACATTCATTTCCCGCGCATAATTTGTTCAGTTGAACAAACAATGCATCTTAAAGGGTATCGGCTCTCGCTGCAGGAGTTGCACGAGACGCTCTTCGGCGCAAAGTTCAAGGAAGCCCACCGGGCAAAGAGCGATACGCAGGCCTTGATCCGTTGCGCCGTCAAACTATATCAAGAGGGGGTTCTATCGTGACCCTAACCTGTTACCACGATTTTTACTTTGACCCTAAGGACCAGTCAAGTCGCGTCGAGCGCGGGTGGTGGGTTCTGTATTTTGGCGGACCGTCAGCTTGTTGCTGGCTTGTCCCCGGCACATTGGAGGTGGACCTATGACAACGGAATTTTGGAGCACGCTGGTTGCAGGCGGCACAGCCGTCATCGTGATGGCTTTCATTCTGGCCTGCATCCTGTGGTTTTGGACTGCGGTGGTGCGTGAAGTGGCACGGACCTTCCTTCGCGGATGGATGAAATGAGGGTACGGTCGGGCTATAGCTTCCGCTACGCGTTTGGCAAATTGCCAGATGTATTTGAACGGGTGAAAGAACTAGGTTGGGGAGCGGCCAGCATTAGTGATCGTGAGTCAACCTTCGCCTATAGAAAGTGGGCGGACCTTTGTGCGAAGGCCCACATCAAGCCGGTCTTCGGCGTCGAGTTGGGTGTGAGCCCAAGTGCCGGTGCCAAAAAGACGGTGCGCGATTGGTGGACATTCTATGCCATCGATGACCTGCGCCCGCTTCACGAATTGATCGCGCAGGCGACTGCGCGCCCCACGGCATGCCTCACCTATCGTGAGGCCATCAGCGCACCCGGCGTCATCAAGATTATGGGCAACGCGCTGTTGCTGGACAATCTCTTCGAATTAACGAACAAGGATCAATCATGGCCACACGAATGTTATTTTGGGCTCTCGCCATCTGTGCCGCGTTCTCTCTATCAGCGCGCCGCCGCTACCGGGATGCCCATGATGATAACGAGCGACAATGTATTTTTACGGCCCGAAGACAAGGAACTATACAGATGCGAGTTAGGGACCCTTGGGAAAAGAGGCGCGCGGGCGAGTACCCAAACCTATGCCCAATATCTTATGACGGATGATGAATTAAGGGTTGAATTATCGTGGGTTCCTACTACGGTGTTAAATGAAGCTTTCGCAAATCGAGACGCAGCGCTTGCGCGTTGCAACGTTTCTTTGAAACGAGCGACGTTACCACAAGTAGATTGGGAAGTAGATGACGCTGACTACTGAGCGAGCCTTTTATGGCGTACGTCACAATTCAAGGCAAACGGGCTCGTAAATATTGTAAAACGTTAGAAGAGGCCATTGCGTGGCGCATTTCACGCGCAAAGAAACTATTTGGGGAGTTCTGCCCATGAAAGTTACCCTACGGAAACTGTGCGAAATGCGAGCCGTTCGTATGGGGCTCTGCCATTGGGAAGAATACTACAATAGCGTCCTAACGTGTGTTTGGAACGATCCCGTTTATGAAGCACGTTTCAATCGTGAGCTTGAAGTGATCGAGGCTAAAAACTTCGCACCGTACTTTTTTATCGTGTATGACCTGATTAGATTTGCAAAGAGTGAGATGTTAGTTGGCCCTGGTCGGGGATCGTCGGCCGGTAGCTTGGTTTGCTACTTGCTCGGAATTACGACTGTGGACCCGATCAAGTGGGATTTGCTCTTTGAACGTTTCCTCGATTTGAATCGTTCGGACTTCCCGGATATCGACAGCGATGTCAGTGAAGAACGTAGGGACAATCCCGCCTTCCCAAGGTGCAGCCTCTTCAACTATGTGAGCCGCAAATACGGTAGCGATCGCGTAGCGCGGCTTGGCACGGTAACTTACTTACGTAGCCATTCCGCTTTGAACGTTGTGGTCAATCAAAGTCTTCGCATTCCGAAATATGAAACTGATGCCGTTGCCGCCGCCGTGATTGAGAGGTCGTCTGGTGATGATCGGCCGGTACTCGAAGAAACGTTTGACACGGTGCCAATTGGACAAGCCTTTATTGCTAAACATCCCGAAGCTGTTGTCGTGACGAAGATAGAGGGGCACCCATTCACGCAAGGGACGCACGCATGTGGTCTTGTGCTGACTAATGGCCCAATCATGGATTACACAGCCTTAAGTGGTAGTGGAACCACCATGTGTGACGGACAAGATGCGACAGAGTTCAACTTGCTCAAGGTTGACGTTTTAGGCCTCTCGCAATTATCGATCTTCGAGCGATGCTTAGAGATAATTGATCCATGCATGAAAGTCTGCTCGAACAGCGGATATTTCGAAACGCTTCCACTTGACGATCCAGCTGCTTTCGACGTCATTAACCGAGGGAGATTTTCAGGTGTATTCCAGTTTCAAGGGGGAGCGTCACAAGCGCTCGCACGACAGGTCCATATTGAGAACATTGAAGACCTGGCAGCGCTCACCGCCCTGGTCCGCCCAGGGCCAACTAATTCGGGCGAAGCGACAATCTGGGTTCGCCGTAAGAATGGTGAGGAAGAGGTTGCGTACCCTCACCCGCTATTTGAACCGATCCTTGCACCGACGCTAGGCTGCCTCGTCTATCAAGAACAGATCATGCGTATTGCCCGTGAAATTGGGGGCATGAGCTGGGAGGATGTCACCAAGCTCCGCAAGGCTATAAGTAAAAAATTCGGCGCGGACGTGATCAACAAGTATCGTGAGATGTTCGTGACCGGCGCGCAGGCCAATGGGGTGAATACCGTCATCGCCAATAAGACGTTCGACGAAATTGTGTTCCATGGCAATTATTCATTCAATAGAAGTCACGCTGTAGCTTATGCTATCGTCTCTTACTATTGCATGTACCTAAAGGCTCACTTTCCGACACCTTTCGCCGCCGCGACATTGGACAAGGAAGGAACCGAGCCCGACAAACAGCTGACAATTTTGCGCGAGCTATATCGCGAAGGAGTGAACTATGTTTCTGTTGATCCATCCAATAGTGTTGATCGCTGGTCAGTGGGTCTTGACGCTGACGGTCATCAGCAATTGGTTGGGCCGCTTACCGCCATCAAAGGGATAGGACCGGCCGCCGTTTGTGAAATCCTTTCACACCGCGTGAATAAGACACCTTTAAGGGACAGTCTTATGAAAAAGCTTACCGAGGCGAAGACCGAGATCGATGATTTGTTCCCGGTCATGACCTTCTACAAGCGCGCCAAGCCCAATTTGAACATCGCGACGCCGGACACGGCAATTGCAGATGTTCACCCCGGCGACACGCGCGGCCAGGTTATGTGTGTTGGAAAAATAAACAAGTGTGTTACTATAGATGAAAATGAAGCCGCCCGGGTGGCAAAACGCCACGGACGAGAGTTTCGAGGCCCCACAAGAGCGTTACAGGGGTGGATAATGGATGATAGCGGCGAAATCTTTTTCAAGATTGGAAGGTTTGATTTCGAGCGACTTGCACCTGCAATATTAGATCATTGCAATGTGGGGAAATCGGTGTGGTGTTTCAAGGGGTGTTGTCCTGAAGGTTTCCGTATGCTAGATGTTAAAGGTTGCCTCTTTGTCGGGGAGCTTTCATGACAACCGTTGAACAATTGAGAGAATTATTTTACCTTGACGGAAATGGCATTCTCCGTTGGAAAATAGCACGTTCAAATGTCATAAAGGTCGGTGACGTGGCGGGATGTGTTAAGGCTAATGGTCGAACCTTTTATCGTGAGGTTAGGGTCAATGGTCGATTGCATTTTGCTCATGAAATTGTTTGGAGTATGGTGCATGGTCGATGGCCGTTGCTTGGAATGGACGTGGCACATCATCCTGACCACGATGGATTAAATAATCACCCGGATAATTTGCACGAAGTCTCTCACCTCGTAAACTGTCAAGGGCGTAGACATCAAAAGGGGTCTAGTATATTCAAGGGTGTCACCTATGAAAAAGAAAGGGGCAAATGGAGGGCTCAAATTCAGATTAATAGACATAAGAAATCTCTAGGCCGGTTCGCCGATGAACGTCAAGCGGCTCTTGCCTATAACACAGCCGCAATCGAGGCCTTTGGGGAATGGGCGACCCTTAATGATGTAGGGGATTTGGCATGACAAGAGAGTTAAAATCAATTGGGGAAACGATCGAAGAAGCCATTGAGGCATATGGACAGCCAGCAAATGCGTGGGTGCTCGGCGATGACGTTCTCGCCATCGATTTCCCCCAAAAACACGTTACAGCGTTGATCAATATCCGCGGAGCATCCCCCTTGGAAGCGGAGCAGTGGGCCGGTGAATTGAAGCTGCGGATCATGAGGGCAAGAAAATGAACTCAAAGCTTGATGGGTGGGGTGGACCCGGTACGATGGTTCGACGAAACTCTCAACATGTCGTGCAATCGGTGCAGCAAACCGGCCGCGGGAGTGCTGCGCGGGCCGGGCAATGAAAGCTACGGCCCCTACTGCAAGGACTGCGCCAAGCGGCGCCTGCGCGCCGCATATCAATCAAGAGGAGAAAAGTACGATGGCTGATAAGTGCAACTTCTGTGGCAGAAGCCACGGGTGGAAGACGTTGGTGGGTAGCAACACCGGCTTGCTCATTTGCGATGACTGTGTTCAGCTGGCGGTGCTGGTGCTCGAAAGGCAATCTATCGAGCAGCGCATGGAAGGGCTGCGCAACGTGATGAAAGACGCAATTGCCTTCGAGGAGCAGAAGGGTATCATTGATGCGTTGACCAGTGAGGTGTCGAGACTATCGGAGGTTCTCGACACCTTCGAGGTCGAGCCGGACCCCGGACTGCCGGAAGTCATCGAGCGCGCGCCGGAAGCAATCGACGATCCACATTTCGGAGAACTTGACGGTGACTGAGCGAAGGAAGGCTTATACGGATGCAAAGCGTTGGGCTGAGAACTTTGACCGCATCACCGAGCTGCGCAAAAGCGGCTTGATGTGGAAAGAGATCACAGCCCAATACCCGTGGGTCACGGCGAGCATCTATTCACGGTATGTCAACTACCATGGTCTGACGCCCGTGCGTCTCCCACGCCCGGCCCATAGGGCAATTCCCGAATGGTATCAGGCGCGTCATCGTCGCATGAGGGTGGCAATCGAAGCGGCTGGCGGTACGAGACAGGTCGATTGGGAGAACGTTGCAGACCGGTTTGGTTTTGCTTCCTCCGAAACCGCCTGCCATCAATTTCATAGTTTCGCAAAAAGGCTCGACATATGATCAAGGTTATTATTGGAAAGGACCATGCTGTGGCGGTCGGGCCACTTCCTATTAGATGGCTCTCCCTTGCCACCCAACTTAGTGGTAGAAAGTCGTGGGGCGAGGGGGGATGCCGTTTCGAGGCATCTCCCTCGAACCTGCGCATTCTACACGCATCCGATCTTGAGTTTGACTTCGTTGGCGAGACGAGCACAATTGACGGGCTCGCCCGCGTCGGCATGCCGGACGCGCCGGAGGCGCCGCCCGAGTTCATTTACCCAGGACCCATGTATGACTTTCACAAGGCGACACTCCGGGAGCATTGGGGTGACGAAGCCCGCGCCTACTTTCATGAATGTGGATTGGGCAAAACTTCCCTGGCAATCGTCAATATGGGGATGCTCCATGCCGCGGGCCTCATAACAGGCGGCATCGTGATTGCGCCGATCGGCGTTGACGCTCAGTGGATTGACGAACAGCTGCCCATGTATTGGGATCGTTCATTTCCGATCACCACGATCCTGTTGCGCAAGCAGAAAAGGTTCGACTACGTGAACAAGGGCTTCACGCTCGTTGTCGGCACCACCGACATGCTGCGCTCAAAGATGTTCGAGACGCTGAAAGACTTCGCGCTCGCACACGGCCCAAACAAGATGTTTTGCGTCATCGACGAGGCACACCGGTTTCGGCGTCACGAGAGCGACCGCACTAAGAAACTGATTGGCTGGTCGAGCAGCAAGCAAAAGGTTGAAGGTCTCGTGGACCTGATCCGCTATAAGCGGATCATGACGGGCTCACCCGGCGATGCGCTCGGCTGTTGGAGCCAGTTCTATTTTCTGAACTGGAAAATCCTCGGCTACCGCTATGTGACGTCGTTCATCGGCCACTTCTGTGTGCTCGGTGGTTACGATGGCCGCACCCCAATCGACCAAAAGAACACCGAGGAGTTTTGGGCGCTTGTGGCACCCTATACAGATCGCCTCACAAAAGCGGAGACGAACCTGCAGCTGCCACCGAAAATCTATGCGCAGCGCCGGTTCCAGCTGGCACCGGAGACGCGCGCCAAATACGATGAACTGCGCGAGACGTGGATGGTGAACCTCGCACCCGATCAAAAACTAGATGTCAAAAATGCCATGACGGCGATGATGCGCCTGCAGCAAATCACGTGTGGGTTTCTACCTGCGCCAGATGGTAGCGGCCTTGTCGAGATCGGGAAGGGTGAGCGGCTCGACGCCATGATTGACATCGTGAAGCAATCTCAGGGGCAGGTTGTCATCTGGGGGCGCTTCACTCACGACATCGAGACCATCACCAAGCGCCTCGAAGTCGAGTTTGGCAGGCACACGGTCGCGACTTATTACGGTTTGAATGCGGCCGAAGTGAACGCCAAAAATAAGCAGATGTTTGTGAGCGGTCAACGCCGCTTCTTTGTCTCTAACGCTCAAATGGGCGGCACCGGTCTCGACGGTCTTCAGGTCGCCCAGACCATGATCTTTTTCTCCAACTCGTTCAATTACATCGAGCGCGTTCAAGCGGAAGATCGTGGACACCGTGGCGGCATGAAGGGGACGCTCACGATCCATGATTTGATCGGGATGAACACCGTTGACGCCAAGATATTGAGGGTCCTGCGCCACCGGAAGGACATTGCGAGTTTGACGTTCGACGAAATACGCCGAGCGATTGAGAACCCGGCCGCCGAAGGTGGCGACACGGTGATCGATCCCGAAATGGAGAAACTACTTGGAGGTGTGAAATGACATTTTTTGAAGCTGATTCAAGGCTTTGGCCTTAGTCTGGGTGGCGTCGCCACAGGCGGGAAAGGTGGGAGGGGGCGCAGCTGTGAAAACCATCCTATGCTGGCTTGGCTTCCATCGGTGGTCGCCCTGGTCGCAAATCTCCCTCGGGGGCCTACAGGGGCGCTGGTGCACTCGAAACCGTGACCGGTGCCGCGCGTGGCAACTTAAAACCGCGCAAAGGCCTTGACACTCTTCGCCCTGATCCCTACATAGGGTGTATGAGAAACCGGAAAAACCCCATCGCGAAGGCCGTTAGAACCCCAAGGTTCCGGCCTCGCATCGTCAAGTCCGGTAAGGTTTATGATCGAAAGGGTCAGAAGATGGCCACCAAATACACGTTCACCGACGTCGAATGCAACATCAAGGGTCCTGACGGCACCGTAAATTTGAATTGCCGCCCTGACCCGAAACTGATAGCGATGTATGATCGCATCATCGCATACGAACAAGGCGACATGGAACAAGAGGACATCGTGTCCTTTTTCCAAGACTTAATCGACAGCGGCCTCGCTTGGACGCTGCAGGACATTACGGACGCACTGCCGCGCATCTGATCGAGACCGGGTATTGCATCCATCACACATAACATATCGAGGAGAATTGTAATGGCACGCAAATCAAAGGCCGTAACGGTCGCCACCTGTGACGCCGCGGCAATCATGACTAGGTTTAAGGCCGTCGAAGATAATGCTCACGCAATTCACGAGCAAGCTATCGGCACCAAGATGGCCCGGGCGCTTCTGAGCGGCGGCAATCTTCATTGTGTCGTGAGCGACGGACGTTCCACTATCGAAATTTCTGGCGGCAAGGTCGCCGTCAGTGTCCAGCAAGACGACGAAGGGAACGGTGGATGACCAGGCGTATTATTTGCGGTGCCTGCAAGGGCACCGCCCTTCAAGGCCGCTACCTGTGTGGGGAATGCAACGGGCGCGGATGGTTCGAGGAACAAGAGCCAGCCGAGGCCCTCTTTCACAACGTGATGCAGCCGGGGCTCCATAAGGCCGTGGCCGCGTGGTCTGTGCTCTTCGTCATGCACGTGGCGCATGCGTGGCTCGGCGTCGCCGTTCGCAAACTGGAAAGGTGGGTAGCGTCGTGACCCTGTTTTTCGTACAGCATGCCGCATGGTGGTACGCTCGGTATCACTGGCGGTTTTACTTGCCACTGGCCGCCTTCCTATGTTTGTGGCTTCCGGCCCTGGCGATTGGGAGGATGCTATGAAACGCTTCAGGTATCTGCGAGTGCTCATCGGTGCTCCGCAGCTGGTGATATGGAACCGAACAATGGCATGCGAAATCACCATGCCCAACCGTGAGGCATTTATTGCCTTGATCGACTACTGGAACAAGCGGTCACATGACTGGGTGTTCGTACCACAGGTGAGCAATGAGCGATGAACTAATGACCGAAGAGATGCTGAACATGTCTCAAGAGGAAATGAGAGAGCACATCAAGGCGAACCTTGGTGTCAACGATACGCAGATGCTAACCGACATTTTCAACAAGGCGCAGGGCGACATTCACGCCGCCCTCGATCGCAACTATGACCTGTATTGCATGGTCCTCGGCCATGGGCCCGACGAATATAAGGCCTTGTTGGGCAACAGTGCCACACGGGCTTCGTATGCAATTTCGCAATTGCTTCGCGTGGCCTATGCCATCAAGCGCGCCTCACGAGTTTCAGACGTCGAGTTTGAACGCTACGTGGCCTTGTTCTTTCGTCTCGACGAGGAGAACTTTGAGCGCATGTTGGAAGCGCATGGCAAATACGCCGAAGAGAAGTTCAAGGACCGCGAGAAGACCACCGAGCCTGAATTGGAAAACGCGGAGCGACCGTTCGTCGTGGCGTCCGGGTTGAATATCTTCAAATACACAACGTGCGTCGGTTGCGGGAAACCACCTACCGAGATCACCCGCAATCCCAATTGTATGGGGCCAAACTTCCAATTTTCGACATTCGAGTATGCGGACAAACACGTGCGCTCCGGCCTGTGCGAAGACTGCCTGAAGTGGGCCGAGGAGAATATGCCCGAGGTCGTGAAATGAAAGGCTTCTATGGTTCCGCGGGGCCGGAGATCATTGTCGAAATCCGGCCTTACTACGCCAAGGACAACAGCGCCAGACAGGGTATCGACATTTTCGTCGATGGCGAATGGATTGGTTCGCGCCGGACCCTCAATCAGGTGGCCCGGTATGTCAACTTCTGGAATGCCGGTGGATGGTTAAGGCCTACTAAATCGGTGAAGCATGAAAACTGAAGTTCTAACCTACCTAGACGGCCTGTGGGCGGGGTTCTCGTGCCGCGTTCCATATGCCTACAACCCCTATTGGCCAGTTGATCCTCTTCACAATGTGTGGGCGAGGGGCTGGCAGGACGGCCGAAAAAGGCTGAACGAAATCGTTGATGAAGGGAAAGATTGATATGGCATTCGTGAGAACCTACGGCGACGGAACCCCGGTCGAAGTCCTGCGCAACAGATACAAGGCTCCGATGCAGAGCGAGAAGATTTGGATGCCCGGCGTCATCGTCAAGTTGATGCGCGCGCCGAGCGCGACCGCGCAGGGGCCAATTATCCAAGAGAGCTATCTGGTCAGTTTCACTGACGGCTCGAATGGCGAGTTTGACACCGGCCACATGCGCGCGCCGCAACCCAAAAAGCAGATGGGCCGCTCGATCTTCCCGCGGAAGGGCAAAAAATGAAATCCCGGCCGGTTGCCAATTTCGCGCAGGTGTGGAATATGCGCCTGCGCGGCCTCCCCGAGGAAGGGCAAAAAATGAGCACCTATCAGCCGCAATACATCCACACGTGGCCGGTGTTAACCTACGCGCAGCAATGGGAGATACGCTTTCACATTTGGCGCCTCTATGTGCTGCGCGAGAACGATGCCGACTATGACGCGTGGCGTGCGTGGACCGGCCTACCATGAGGAGGAAAGGATGATCGACTGTGGGATTTGGGCATGGCTCGCGGCAGTGGACGCATACTTCCCCCTTGCGGCAACACTGTTTGCCGGTTGGTTTGTCGCCTTCGAAATTTATCCGAAGTCGGCAGATAAGAACGATTGTCTAACCATGCGCTACCTCGTCGAGGGTGGGCATCAGATTGTCGCAAAGTGGCATCTCGACGGGTCACTGTCAGTTATGTGGGAGAAGGGTGATGACATTCTTTAACAGCCCGTTACAACGTGCACCGAGCCGGTGGCGTCGATACCTCGCCATCGCGCTTTACGCGGCGATCGTTGCCGCGCCGCCTGCGGGCCTGGTCGGCTTTCTCTATTGGCAGGGCTACTTCAGCCAGCCCGCGACGTCCGCTTTCGAAATATTGCGGGCACCCGAGCGTTCGGTCTACAATCCGCCGTCTGGGCCGAAAAATCCGAACGATTATTGGAACAATTCGCCGATGCGCTCAAACAAAGAGGGCCTCTACAACATCACATTTTTAAGGAAAGTTCCATGATTGTTCCTTCTAGCGGCGTGAGGCTGTCATGAAAAAGTATGGCAAGCTTGTCACCAATCGTGCCATCGCTCACCAAGTGTGGGAGACGGCAACCGCGATCGCGATCAAGTCAACCCGGCGCGTGGACAAAGCCCTTGCCGCCATAGACAAGGAACTGGCGGCCGAGGCCGCCCGCTTCGCGTGGCAGGTGGTTGACCGAGCCGAGACGCGCCTAATCCACGCGATCGGCATCGAGGCGGTCGAGCGCGAGAAGATACGGCAGAGACTTGAACTTCAACCGGGAGAAACGAGACAATGACCTATATGGACGCGGACCTGCTACGCCAACTTAAGCAGAACATGGAGCAAGAGGTCGAGGTGCTAGAGCGCAAGCTTCTCATTGCCTCGTCCGTCGTCGCGAGCTTGAGCAATCGGATCGAGCTAAAGCGTAAGTTCATCGCGCAAGCGGCCGAGGGCGAGCTATTCGACGAGATAATCGAGGAGTTTTATCGACTATGAGTGAGGGAAAGCACACGCGCACCGAGCACGGGGGTGCCAAAAACGGTGGCGGTTATTGGGGAAAGCGGGCCGAAGCGAAGCAGGTTTGCAAGAAACTGCGGCGCGAGGCCGACAACAGGCAAATACTCGCTGCGCGAGCGGCCGAGGGAAAACAAGAAATCATTGAAGAATTTGGAAAAAGTGACGGAATTTCATAAAATTTAATATGAGCCTTAACCCATTGATATTCCACAAATTTCAAAAAGACCCCTTGTAATTTAGTCAAACAGTGACTATATTAGATTAGAGGGAGAAAGGAACCCCTCCCAAGAAAAGGCCCCGAGGGGCACCAAAAAAATCCACCATCCACTTGAAAAACCCATCAAGACTTCCTATATTAGATGGGTACCCAGGAAGGGGTCAAGCAAGCTTCCACCCGGTCCTCCGGTAAAAGGGGAAAAGGTAGTGAGAGCCGCCCAGCGCCTTCCAAAAGCGCCGAGAAAAGGCCGCAAGCCACCCGCCACAGTGCGGGGGCGGCGCAGAGCCGTCCTAAGGGTACAAGCAAAATAGTTTAGATCATGCGAACGCTTGCATGGCACATCGGCTGCGCGGCGGCGGAACAAACCGCTTAGTGAAACTTCTTAGCTACCATGCGAAGGGAGGCCCGGCGCCGAAAGGCCTGAAAAGACCGATGCAAGCCCAATAGCAAACGTTCACACGATCTAAGCCATTGAGCATATATGCGAAGACGTGCCACGACAGTGGACGGATACATTGCATCGAGGCCGCGACTTGACATTGCGAAGCTGCGAAGCGAGCCCGGAAGGCGAGTGGAGCTTAGTTAACGGGTCGAGCGAGGGAGGTGCGAGAGAAGCCAAACGTCTTCACATATATGCTTTGAGAAACTATGTGAGCCGCACGTTGCACGGCGCAAGGAAGAGCTTGACGACAAACGCAGGACTGAGCGCGATAGGGTTCTGCGGGGCAAGCGGCTCACATAGTTTCTTAAGAGAAAGGGCGAACATGCAAGACTGGCATGAAATCAATAGGCGTCCCGGAGGTCTAAGCTTCAAACATCGATACAATATATCAATGGATGAAGTTTTTACCCTCTTCGAGAAGCAAGGATATTCGTGCGCATTGTGCGGAGTGACTGCCGCACGTAAATGGAACTTAGACCATGACCACGTGACCGGAAGGGTTCGTGGGATTTTATGCAGCAAATGTAACAACGGGCTATCGGCTCTCGGCGACGATCTTGCCGGGGCGGAAGCGGCCGTTGATTATCTCCGCAACTCCTGCGGCGAATAAGTGCGATAAAGTCCGCAATGGTAAAACGAGATACTACACGGCATCAGGTACAATCAACACGCGCCGAAGGGCAGGCACACTTTTTGAAAAGTTTCGCCGAGCTCAATGTTAGACGAGCGGATCGGCCTGATGCTCTGTAGTCTCTTATAGGGCACATCGAGAGATGCCAGCAAACGTCAAGGGTGCCGCATGGTTCAGGCGATTTGTCACGCGCTGAGGCGGATGACACACCTTTGACGTTTGGAGAGACTAAAAGAGAGCACGCAATGCGCAGTGGCGCAAAAGCTTTACAAGCTATGAAACGGGCGATGCTCTCCTTTAGTCACTTCTTGAGCGGGAGCCTGCATGATCGAGACATAAATCCAAACGCGGTTAAAACCCGATCGTGGTCGCCTCTATGATCCGCCTCCCGCGACCATTTTAAATCGAAGCATGGTTCAGGTAGACCTAGAAAATCCATATCGTCACGTGGTGAACGTGCTCCGGTTAGCATGTCTGTGCGACATGGGGTCATGCTTCAATTTACAATGCGTCTTATCCCTCCCTGCCCCGGCGCGAGGCCCTTGCCCTAGAGGTATCGCGGAACGGCCGTTGTTAAACGGTGGGTGTAAAACGAAGTTCAACTCTTCGTCTGGGAGCGACAAGACGCATAAGGAAGGTACAGTGACTGACCGCCAGTTTGAATATATGATGTGGCTGTCTGAGCGTATCTTACAGACGGCACACTTTTTCGCGTGGCGCCAATTTTGGAGCTACCGCAAGTAGGAAGGTTCCAAAAATGGCATCGTGGTTTTTATTGGTATGGACATGGCCCGCAATTGTTGGTCAGTTCGTGATTGAGCTAGTTAAACAGGGAACCTTGTTCCCGAAGCTTTGAGCCTATGCGGCGCGCAAGCGCCTCATACACGCAAAGCAATTTGCGCAGATGACCGAAGGGTAGAGGAGTAGGTTATGACCAAACATGAATACAGAGCAAAATACCGCGGTTTCCAAATCCTGTTCGATAGGGAACAAGCGACCTATTGGTGGCAAGGCGGCGGCGGGTATCAAAGCCTGACGAAAGCTTGCAAAGCCATCGACGAGTTTAAGGGCGAAGACCGCGCGCCGGTGCGGAATTACACCGGTGGCGACCAGGGCGTCCATTGGAACTGCGGCACCAAACGAACTGAGTGGGGTGCCTGCTAATGACGCACGAGGAAGCCTATCAGGCGTGGGTGAAGGCCCGCAAAAAACTCGACGAAGCGAAAGGCATCAGGGCGACTAAGGCCGCCCTGAAAGAGGAGAACAAGGCGCGTTGCGCCTTCATTATGGAGGCTTTACGACCGTGACAACGTTTCTTTTAATCCCGTTGTTCGTGCCGTGGATCGTCTACACTCTCATGTGTGGGTTGATCGAACACGGCGTGATCAAGGTATACGGTAACCCCTACTTCTCGTTCAAGTGCATCCCTGATGCCGAAGTGGCTGAGTGGATGGAAAAGTCTGAAGCCGAAGAGGTGAAGGTAAAATGAAACCGATCGAGAAGGCCGATGTGCGCCGAGCCGCGATTGGATGTTGCGCGCTGTTTGTTTACACAACTACGCCGCATCCGCTTGCGGCGTGGGTATTTTACTATTGGACATATGCGGCGATGGTCGCCGTGTATTTTGTCCTGAACGCTATGGTGTGACAATGTTGCTAACCAACCGCGAACGCGCCATTCAACGCGTTTATGAGGCCGCTGTCGCCGCCCTAAAGCGCCGTCGCGACCGTGAAGAGATTGCGGATGCCGCTTTCTTGGCTGGCACCAGGCAACTCTATAACGCCTATCAGAAAGATTTGGACGCGGAGTTCTACGCGGAAAATACGTGGGAGAACGGACGTCTCGCGCTTTGAACCTATGCGACGCCTAGTGCGCCGCATACATGCAAAGCTTGGGTGACAAGGGTGAACAGATATACCGAAGTTACAAGGTCTGTGATATGGATGACCAATGTGTCATACACCCGTACAGCCACCCATTTTGCTACAGTAAAATGGGGAGGAGGTGTGAATAATGAAACTCATTTTCTGTGTTGCGATAGGCATCGTATTCGCTTTCTTTTTCCTTGTTGCACCACTCCCAACGATGATATTGGGGGCGGTCTTTTTCGTCGCGTGGCTGCTGATCGCGGGCGTAGCGGCCCTAATCGGAGCCATCGTCGAGGAACCGGCGCGTCACCGCGCGGAGAAGGCGAAGAGAGCCGCATTGATGGAGAAGAGACGGACACACGAACAGCTGGCTCGTGCCATCGGCGCAGTCGAGCCGCCTCCGAGGAACTACACGTGGTTTGTTCTCGCGGGTCTCGCTCTCTGTGCGTTGGTACTCGCGATTTGGTAGCTTGTACCCGCATCAAAAAGGCAAAAAAAGAAACGGCCCTTCCGAAAAGGAAGGGCCTTTTTAGGTGTTTAAAATGACATATTATTCAGAAAACAAAGCCGAACGAAAGGCTTACGGCCAAAAATATTACTCAGACCATAAGGAAGAGGTTAATGCCCGCAATCGCGTGTACGCACACGCACATCCCGAAATAAATCGGAATAAACGTCGGAAAAAAAAGCGCGGTGTCGGTAAGGAAGAGTTTTACTTCATGCTCGATGCACAAGACAATAAATGTGCCATTTGCGGTGTACCAATTGCCGACGATCGATCCACGCATACCGATCACAACCATGCTACCGGGTGGCCGCGTGGGCTACTGTGTGCCGGGTGTAATTTAGGCATAGGGTTTTTACGTGACGACCCCAAAATTTGTCGCGCCGCTGCAACCTACCTAGAGGAAACCCCTTAAGGTTTTCACTTGTGTGTGTCTAATTTTTTCAGTATCTGTTGGATAGCATCATAAGTGCGATCAATGTTTTTGCTATTTTGGGTTTCCAGTGTTGTTATCCGCTGTTCTAAAGCCGTGTCCTTCGCTTGCATCGGCGAAAGCACAAAGGAGTAAAACCCGCTAGAAAGGGCGGTTAGTATACCTACTGCTACACCGGCCGCCATTAACCAAAGGTGCCACGGGTGTTTTGTCGCTTCCTTGATCTCTTCTGACGTAGCCGTCCTTGCACTAATAATTCGCGCATTTATCTCTTCAAATCGAGTATTATCTGTTTGGGTGTTCGCCAAGGAGCTATCGGCCAACGCCTTCGTAGCTGCCTCTCTCACGCTCACGGCAAGCTTAGTGGCCTCTTGAATTTCCTCTTTTGCTTTGGAAAGGTCGTCTGCCGCCCGTTGCACATATGCAGCAAAAATTTCCTTGCAAACAATCCGAAGTTCCAATTTTGAAAGGTTTTCCTTCAGGTCTTCGTGGACGTTGGTAATTTTCTCGTTGAGGTGTTTCACCTCTTCATGAACATTATTGAAATCATTCGTCACACGGCCAACATAAACATTGAACGTGTCGCGCGGCATAAGACCGTCAAACTTGGCGTATTCAACCTCAGCCCTTTTCTCGACACGTTCAAGAATTTCCTCAGCAAACTTTACGCGAAAATCAGCGGCCCGATTACTTTCGTTGAACCGCTGATCCACATATTGTTGAAGAGGTATGTTGATGTCCTGGCTTAGGTGGACATTAACCTTTGGGACCTCTTCGGGCATATGCTATCCTCCAAACATCCACCTGTAAAAGCAAAAGCTCTTTGGAGGCGTCGATCGCTCCAATTATGGTAGGTCTCCAATTGAGAGCGAGCAATTCCAAATCTGCTATGATCTTAGCCACCTTATTTAGCCTTCTCAGGCAACAGGATGGCAGCCACGCCAGCCAGCGCAGTGACCACGGTGATAATGGCTCCAGCAAGCGTACTTGGCACACCAAGAATGACCAGCACACCCAAAATAGCGGCACCGGCACCAGAACTAGGTTCTCTCAGCCGATCAACCATGTAGGCGGCCACTTGTTTCCATTTTTCCATTTTTATTGTCCTTCGTTATAGGGCTCACCACCCGGATTTTTCAAAAGAGCTTCCGATGCCGCAAGCCAACCCGGTGCCATTTGCGGCTCGCCGTATTGAGCTATAAAGTAACGCATCGGGAACGCCTCGTAGGTTCCTGGCGGGGTTGGCGGGGCTCTCCAGTTGTCTGGGTTTGCATATAGGCCGAGCGCCCCCTTCAGGCTTTCGATTTCAGCAAGAGATTGTTCTAGTGTCATTTAAACCACCCTACAACCTTCGCCCATAGGTCATCCCATTTGGCCAATGGGTCAATCACAACAGGCTTTGGCTTAGTTTCGAAACGTGGGTCGCGAAGTATATCGAGACCTTTCAATACATCCTCATGGCCCTCCTTGATAATTGGAAGCTTTGGAGTGTGGTGGCGCTTGAAGTATGTCATATACCCTCCTACTTTGTGGCACGTATTCAGGCGAGTGGATATTCACCCGCCCTCTTGGTTGCGCAAGATGCATCATGAGCAGTATGGCTGGCGTCACTTCCGAAAATTGAAGTGCCAACCGATGCTCAAGCCATCCACAATGCCTCTCCGCAGCAACTTGCACCGCCGAGCATATGTAGGCTCCTCGGGTATGCAAATTTAGATCAAAGATGTCTCCATAGAGGTCTTCGGTATCGTATGTGGCGCCACAGGCGTCCCATAGAAAATATGTCCACTGGTCATACATGTGCTCATCCATAGGGATATCGATGAACACTTGCATGGTTGACGTGGTGTCATAGTCGTTTGCAAAACGCTGAACGCCGATGTCAATAAGTGAGGCGACGATCGTTCCATCTGCCATAACCGCTTCAACGTGGCTTATGTCGGCACCGGAGCGAGCTTCGATCGCTTTTGACGTCCACGTGCCGCCATCAACGAAGCGTAAACGCGCTACGTTTTTTGGAGGCAGAGGAACGATCAGTGGCATTAGAGTGCCGCTGCGGCGGCCCTAAGGGCCGCTCGGTCGAGACCTGTCGGGCTCTTGCCATCTTTGAACCATGCGCCCGCCAAAATGGCATGTGCTTCCTCGTTGTAGGCATCCCAGAACGCGGGTGTCATGTAAACAACTTCACCCCACGTGATGACGATGTAATTGCCGTTGGGGAGATAGCCAGGAACAAACACACAGTGTCCACCTTCGATCTCGAGGCCAGCGGGCATGTCCCACACGGAGCCGGGCTCTTCTGGGATACCTTTCGGCACTTGGAACCCGATGTAGAGGCCGCCAAAGGCGTCAATCAGCTGTTTAACCTTGGTGTGATCATGAATATTTTTCATGGTCCCCCAGGCATCGATAGTCCAGCCAAAATAGCCGTGCCTCTGAAGCCAATCCAACACGGTGGGTTCATCGCCGCCGCGGTCTGTCCACGGCAGTCTTGGGTTGTACCCTGTAGTTTTTGAATAGAACTCGACAACCTGCTTGTCGGTTGGCGTCCATTCGTGTGTACAGGCATTCTTTGTCCATACCTGAAATGCATGGCCAACACCAGCCGCCGTACAGTCTCCTAGCGTGTCGTTTTTCATCATACCCCAGGGCTTTTGTCCGTGGGTATAATCGACTGTCACCGGAGGCGGCGGCAAGTCTTGCGTGTGCTCAGAAAGCAACATAACGCGCCGTGGATCGATAATGCCGGGGTTCCGGCCAAGTTTTACCTCACGTCCGTTAAAAATGATTGCCATGTTAAGAACCTTTCACAACTTGAATATCGTAACCATACTTGGGCAGGTCATTGATGATTGCATCAACCAACACTGGAATACCGGCCGCCGCCTCGTTTCGGAAAAATAGAGGAACCTTGTCGAGCAACGGTTCAATCACGGCTTTGAGAGCTTCTTCTTTCGTCATTTCCATATCCCATTATTTGAATTGCCCAGTGTTTGGATCGTAATGCGCTACACGTTTGGCCTTTACCCATTTCAGCCAGCCGTCGATTAAAAACCCGTTCTCGTCTACGGCGACTTTAACAGCGTCCGATACTACCCCTATAATATTCTCAAAGAATGCGAAGGGAGAGCCAAATATTTTCTCTCCCTCGTCCATTGAGATTACGGGATGACGGGGAGCATCGGTATCAATTTCCCCAAAGCTGTTACACCTGTCACGATGCCAAATACCATAGAGCTGGCTTGTTGCCCCTGGTAAGCGGCTAGGGCCGCGAACGAAGTAACAAGTGGTGAACCTGGTTGGAGGTCTTGGATGAGCTGAGTCAACAGCTCAATGTCAGTCGCGAGATGGACTGCGGGAAGGCTGGTGTTGATTGTAGTCACCTTTTGCATGAATGCGAGTAACGCCGTCCACGCTTGTATGGTGACAAGATTGTTGTTTTTCGTCGCCATGTCCAATGCGTTTTGAACGTCTGGCATAGATGTGGTCACAAAGGCTACAATCGCCTGTAAAACCTTGTCACCCGTTGCAGGAGGCGTCACGATGGGCGCCGGGGTTGGATCTGTCATGGTTTATTCCTTCTGTGGCAATACTCATCGCACCACACAACATTGCCCCGTTTGTCCGAGCATTTCGGGCGCCCCCAATGGGCGCCACTACTATTGTTCGGGATTTGCCAGCCGTAGTGATGCGGGTTAGTGTTACATCCCGAGCTGATGTGAGGGTGTATCGGTTGGATCGATAATAGGATGGCTACAATGGCCGGATATATGATGGGCGAGCCAAACAGTGATAAAGCCCCCATCATTTTACGCTTTCGGTTGATCCATCTTTTATCTCCTGACACTTCTTAAATAGCACAGAATACAAAAAATGTCCGGGGTCCCAATGCACATCGGGGTCTGGCATGTCACCATGCCCATACCACCCCGCGATCTTCCCAAATTTACCCGCATTACGATGCGGGTTGTGACCTGCGCGTGGCCAGTCATCATCCGCAAACGGATGCGACAGCGGCACGCCATATTCCGCTTCGATTGCTACCATAAGGTGAGCGAGAGCATCTGCCGTTTTGTCGTCGGGGAACCACGGTGTTTCCTTCGAGAAAGCAACCATCTCAATTTGCACGATGGCTTTATCATTGTGTGCCCGGCAGGCCGAACCGATGTAGCCAACTTTCACGAGTTGGTTGATGCGTGGAACGCCCTTGTCCAGGCCCACCTCGAAGTGTGGCGCGTCGTGCTGCTCGAAGACTTCGAGCGACCCTTCGAAACCACCTTCCGTCGTGTGGAGTATGCCAGCGCGCGGTAAGTCGAGTTGCACGCGTTTGCGGGAGAACGGGCATGGAACCCAGTTGACCTTATAGGGTCCCGCCTGTGTAAGTATTGGTGTCATTGTGCACCCCAATTCTTTTGTGCGTAGTCGAGCCAATAGGTGCCAAGCGTTAGGCGCCGCGCGACGTCTCTTGACTGGTTAGCTGATCTTTCATAGTCTTTGACGAGTACGGTAACCGCCTCTTCGAGTGAGGTGGCTGCAACCAAAGATGACCAAACCTTCTTGTAGACCTTCGATTGTGTCATCTCCCAATAGGCGCCTTTCAATTGATCTAGGTGTGGCGCCGTGGCAACGTCGATACCTGTTCCTTTCAGGATGTCCGCGCGTCGTGCGGGCCACCACTGGAATATTCCTTTGGCGTAGCCTTCGTCCCCGGCAATATGAACAATGAAGCTCGTTTCGCCGTCCTCGTTGCCGAGGAGTGCCGCTGAGTGAAAGTCGGCTGGAACCAAAAGGCGCCAAAATTCCCAACTTTCTTTTGCGACTGCAATTTGTGTAAGGGTGTAAAGGGTCATAATGCTGGTATCCCCGCTAGGATTTGTTCAAGTCTGCCATCTGCAAGCGGAATATCCCCGGCAACATACGTGATCGCACCGATAACCGATGGGAGGGTTATGCTTATTGATGTGGTTCGCTGATCGTCGAGACGACCCAACCACGTCGAGACAAGCACGTCGGTTGTCCCTTTCTGCCGGATTGCAATCTCCTCTTCAACGGTGAACAACTCCCAAAAGTCCGTCACGGCGCAAGGGTCAGAGACCGTGGCAACGGCCTCAAACAAATTCATTGATGGGTCAGTGAAACGCTGATCACCACATTCCCAAACTCCCTGCACATGCAGGGGGTCTTGAGCGACCGTTATCAGTTCGCCTGTTTCTATGTTTATAATCGCTGCCATGTTACATACCCCTGATGATTAGGTTGTTGCCGACGAAGCTTCCCTTATTGCCATAGATGTTACAGGTGTTAACCGTGTGATCAAAGGTGGACGTGAATTGCCCCGCGAGTTGTTTCGGGACAAGGTACGTTGCAGGGAAGTTGTTGACGCGGATGACACCGCCAGCCACATACGTGCCATTCGCGACACCAAGGATTGCGGTATTCGCGTACTTGATAACCGTGAGGTAGTGCGACGTCGAGGTGCAAAGTGTGTGCACCAGGGTGAAGTCACCACCGGGCATAGCGTTCGGCCAATATGGCGTCGCGTGTGTGGACACAACGGTAGGAGGTGCATAAACAGAGTAGTCAACCGTGTTCCATACCGCATAATAGCAGTATGAAAGCAACGCCCATGTCGTCACCAAATATCCATTCTCATAGAAGGCAGACGGGTAAAGGACGCCCGAGACCCAACCGAGTGAATAAACATTTGGGTATAGGGTGAACAGGTTTGCACCACCGATTGGCAACTTATACAGATCGAGGTAGTTGACGGTCGAGAAGCCATCGGCCTGTAGCCAGAACAATGACCTCGCCCTATCTGCAACCAAGATTGGGCACGTCAAATATGAGGTGGCTGTCTTGGTCAATTCACTACCGATGATAATCCCCGCCTCGTTATAAACGCGAGCCCGATGATGAGAACCGTCATACAGTGCAACGGCAAAATTGCCCGCTACGCAAGCCATCGGAGGAAGGTAGCGATAGGACATCGAAATTGCAGACCCATACCAGTTTGTCCACGCCGTGACGGTGGCACCGATTGGCGAATAGATACCAAAGGATGCGCCGTAGGCCGGTGAGATTGCGTGGACTAGAATGTTACCGCTTGGGAAAAAGTCCAAACCATGGCAGACATTCCCGGGCGACGTACTCCATGTCGATATCGTTACTGGCGACACGACCAATACTCCGTTCATATCATAGGCCGCGAGGCGAGACACCTTGGTCGAAAGTTGGTAAGCCAACACGATGCTTCCGTTTGGATGCACGCGCATGTGGTGCTGGAAGTTCGAGGTGTACTGAGCTTCGATGGGGGTCTTGGCAACCACCTGCGTTTGCAGAAGGTTGTCATAGATTGCGAAATTCACGTTCGTGCCGTCAGACCAGCTGGTGACGACGTTGCCGTTGGGCAGTGTGTCGAGGTGCGGGTCATAGATAACAGCCGATGCATCCACGACAATGAAGTTTTTGAATGTGCCGCCTGCATTGTATCGATATAGATACAGGTGAGGCCCAGCTGCCGCGCCAACGACGATAACGTCGCCGGTGGTTTTTACGGTAACGACTGGTAGCGGACCGTAGGCGTTCGTCGAGAATGTTTGCGTCGTTACCGTGGTTTCATTCACAATCACTGTACCCGCATTCGTCACAGCGGCATAGTTTGTAACCTGCGTCGAATAGACAGTGTGATCTGGACCGAGTTGAACAGGTTGTCCCTGGCCAATCGAACCATATGAATTAACCGTTAACGACGGGGTAACTGCGGTCGGTATAATGCCTTTAAGGATAACCGTGTTGGTGTAAAAGCCGACGCTGTTACCAGCGGGGTTTGCGACGCTCTGATCATAAAGTTGACCGGTGGTGCCGCCAACCGTGTTGCACGGATAGGTGCCGGGGCCGACGAGCACGGCGATGAGCGTGCCAGGTGACACGGCGCCGCAACCGGTTTCGGCGACGCCCATGAACGACGAAGCTTCAATCTTTTGGATCATCATCGACACGGTGCCAGCCGAGAGGTTCTCGTAAAGCATAATGTTGACCCAATCGCCCGCATTAAAGATGCGAGGGAAGGCCGCGCCGTTCTGTCGGGAGGTGTTGCCCATTTCGGTGGGTGAAACCCTCGTATAGGGAAGAGCAATGGCGAGTGCCGTGTTCGGCATGCCGATGGTTGTCCACGTCTGGCCGCCCGTGCTGTTGCTTGCCGCTATGACACTGATGACACCATTGGTGATCGTTGCATCAAGGGCACAACCTGTTCCAATCGTGGCCGCGCACTTCGTTTCGACGCCACCTCCGGCTGTCGGGATTGGCCCGACATCTATGTAGTTGCCGCTGCCATCGGCATAGACCACAAAGAAACCAACAGTGTCGGTGAGCAACCGATGGTGAATATATGTCGTGGGGTTTGAGGTGTGAGCCGCCGAATATTTCGATCCTTGCAGCGCGCCCGCGTTGCTATAGACACCGACGATCATGTTGGTGCCATTCGGGACGGAGACGGCAAAGAAGCCAGCGGGAACAACCTTAAGATCGATGAAGCCCCCGAGCGCCGTGGTATCGATCACCGTGCTGGCAACCACCCCAGCGCCAGTTGTTGGATTACGCACGGTGAACGAAGTGCCATTCGGCGACATGATTGTGCGGAAGGCAACCACGAGGTTGTGGTTGCTCAGCTCTTCCATGCGGATATAGGCGATCGCGGCGGTGCTTGTGAGAACCTGTATCGGTGTGGGCGCAAGAGTTTGCACGCCGTTATTTCCGTAGGTTGCAAGATTGATTGCCGTTGCAGCTGCGCTTTGATAGGCAATCGCAAAACCACCGGTGGACAGTGGTATCGCATACGGATATGTGACGCTACTTGAAGCGTATGTGGTGTCAATCGGGGTCGCCGCCACAACCACGTTCAACGCGGTGTCGATGATCGCATAATAGAGGGCGCCAGATGCCTCAGCCCAGACGCAACAGATGTCACTATTGGATAGCGTGAACATGCGCGGAGCATAGAGCAGGCCCGCGGCCGCGGCATCGATCGTGGTTGCACCAAGGAAATTCCCATTTGGGTCATACTTCCACACCATAGCCGTGGTCGTGAAGTTGACGCCGAAGACGTAGTAAGCCTTCAGGCTGTCTTGCACGATTGGCCAGCGCGCGCCGCCGCCGATCCCGTTTGTTGCCGTGAATGCATTCGTGGCATCCTTAATGGTGTTTGGTGCGGTGATACCGGCGTAGTCAGACACCGTGGTGGTGTACAGCTGGTTGCCGGGGCCACCGACGCCAACGGGGTCTTGCGCGAGAATTACGCCTAAGCCAGCGGGGAAGGTGCCCGCGTTGCCGGAGAAGTCGAGCGTGTTCGAGGGCGTCGAGAAGAGCAACTCGAAGTTGGTGCCATCGAAGGCTGCGATTGCGAGCCCGTTTGAATAGAGCTGCCCGGTGTTCAACGGGGTTTGGTTTGTGTTGACGAGCGAGAACGGGCCGGTGCCGTTTGGATCAACCGTGCACGCGCCGTTGTTCAGGTACGCTGGCTTGAACACGATTAGACATGGCGCCGTAACATTGGTGAACGACGGTGTGGTTGCAATGACAACGTTGTTCTGGGTTCCGGTGTCGGCAAGGGCAACGTGCACCAAGACGCCGTTCAATGCGCCTTCGATGGCGGCGATGAACTCGGTTTCGAGGCTGGCAACGTTGCCGTCATCAAGGGCGTCGGTGCCGCCGAAGTCGGCAATGATCTGCCCGAGGGTTGCGGCCCACGTGCTTGACTGACGCCACACCTTGTTAGCGTCAGGGGCTTCGGCCGGGCCATCTTCGAAACCTGTCAGTTGGATTGCTGATCCGGCAAAGTCTGCTTGATCCCTAACATTGGCGCCGTTTCCGGTTGCGACAGGAAGAAATTCATTTGTGTAGGACATTTCGCATCACCTTATTTGAGTTTGCCCTTCAGTGTCGTCAACACCGAGGCGCCTAGTTGAACTATACCCTTGAGAGCGGTCGTGCTGCCACACAGGGAACACGAACCGGAAGCACTTAGTGGTCTGTTGTAACCAAACCATCGATCGATGTAGAGTTGCGGGTCGGCACCCCAACAGCCGTTGCCAAACCCGCTGCAGTAGTCGTTATTCATGCCGAACCCGAAAACGGGACCCTTCACGGCCATGCGGTAGTTGAAGTTCACGCCCGCCGTTTTGACCGGGATGGAAGCCGAAGAGAAGATCGCGAAGTCGGGGATGGCCATGCTCTGGGCGCTTGCCCACGGGAAGATCACATTCACATTGAGTTTTCTATATGGATCGTCCGCCACAAAGATTTGACAATCCGTGAAGTACGCCGTGAGTGCGTCCACGGCGCCGAGGTTCGTGCCATCCCAGCTATTCGCTTTGATCTTGGCACGAAGCAAATTGCGGTAGGAGGCGAAGCCGCCATAACCGGCATCCGCGTCATCCGGCAGGTCATAGGTGACAACCGAACATCTGGGTTGCCCGGGGTTGTGGAAAGGCGCCCCGCTGCCAAAACCGTAATTGGGCACGCCAAAGGAAAAATATGGGATGGGGACGTTCACCGCTATGTGGCGCGAGCGGCCCACCCATTGACCATCGATGTCCAGCTGGACACCGATCGCCTTGTCGAGATCGAACGCCTGGGGCAAATCTTTTAGGAACCCTTGTAAATCAGAAAAGGGTTGCATTACCATCTGAATTACGGCGTTGAAGTTTGGTGCCTTCTCCGGTGAGTTCAGACTTGTGAGCTTCGACAAGTAGTCGCTGGGTAAGCGCATTTTCTAACTTTCCCGTGTTAAATTAGCGTGAAAGTGATGTTTCCAGGGTAGGTCGTGTTCCCTACCGGGCTCTCAGTGGCCGCGCATTGCTGGTTGTACGCCACCGCGATGTCCGCCACGCCGGGGGTCGCCGGAGAGATCGCTGCTGCTATGCCATTCATGGGGATTGAATAGGTGCCAAAGCCCAGCGCCGTAGAGCCATTCACGAGGCTTGGCATGAACAGATCGGACACAGAGAAACCCGTGCCGGGAGGCAGGGCATTGATCCATGCGGCGATTGCGTTGGCGATATTTGTTTGGATCGTGGTGCTCCAACCATTCAGTGGGTGCACTTGTACGGTTACGAGGATTTGTTCCGGCGTGACCGTCGAATAATTGATCACATCCGGCACGCCCGAAATTGGATCGTTGACGATGATAGACGTGTTGCCGAATGTCGGCATCCCCGGGGGCTTGTACTGATAAATGATGCCGCCGATGAGCGCCTGCGTGACCGAGAGATTGTTGATAACACAAGCTATGCAGTTGGCCGGAATGCCCAAAGCGTTGACGACTGCGGTGTCATTTTGGTAGACCCAAACGTTCCCATTTCCGGCAATGGCCTCTAGGCCGCCCTGTAGGGCCTGCAGCATCGACAGGGCAGATAGCTCGGTGCTATCATCCCGGCGAGCCCGCAGTTGGCCGTCTGTTTCTACGGGAGCCCCGGGAATTGCGGCCGTGGTGTTTGTGATCGACTGCCACCCCAGTTGCGCATTTCCGATCGTGCTGATATCACCCGGCGCCGCTTGGATTGCGCCTTGTGTGGCACAGGTCACGATTGAGTCAACCTCGCCACCACCGGGGATGGTGACGAGCGGCGGGAGAGCCCACTGGTTACCAGCGGGATCAACAGCATAGCCGTTGATGATGTCCGTGTTGCCTTGACCGATGATGACGACGGGCGCCGTTGAATAGCTCGGGTTGAAGCGTGCGATGCCATTGAGTTTGACGAGCGAGGAGAGGCCGGTGCCCACCGATTGGTCCGGTATAAAACTATTGTACGCGGCTACGGTTTCGCCGTTACAGTCGTCGAGGGCGGTGGCGAGAAGGCCAACAAATTGCCCATCCTGGCAATCATTCCCGAGATAAGTGTCGGCACCATAGATGATTTGGAAGCCGGTGGTAAAATATGCTTGACACGCGGCGAATGTCGGCCTATTGAGACCAGTAGCACTTATCACGCAGATCGGGGTGTTGCCAGACATGAGAAAAACCCTCTTAGAACGGTTTGAAGAGAAATTCATTCCAGAGCCGAACAGCGGGTGCTGGCTTTGGCTTGCCGACGTAAACCACAAGGGTTACGGGCGATTTCGAGTAGGTCTAAAGAAGCCGCATGCTCACAGGGTGTCATACGAGCTTTACAAGGTCCAAATCCCAGATGGATTTGATATCGATCACCTTTGCCGCAATCACCAATGTGTCAACCCAGACCACCTTGAGGCTGTCACGCGTGGAGAAAACCTTAGAAGGGGGCTCGGACAAAAGGTGGGCGACATCAATAGAAACAAAACCCACTGCCCTCGTGGCCACGAGTACACGCGAGAGAATACATATATCAACCCAGCGGGAAGCCGAGAATGCCGAACATGTAAGGCGATGTTTTGGAAACGATCACGGCTGTGATATCGTGCCCGCAATACCAACCTGATTAGCTGAATAGATCGTTGTCAGACTAGCGTTGACGAGGTACTGACGCGGAACCGATGCGCCGAGGGATGACGAATAGGAGGTAATTCCATTGGGTGCGAGCCCCGGCGTGCCATTGATGCGAGATTGAATTATGAGATCGCGCACGTTGCCCGTAAATTTCCCGAGTACCTGTGTGTTCCAGGGTGTACCATCGCTTGTATCAAGGAACCACTCGCCTCGATTGAGGGCGAGACGGGTGAGGCAAACCTGTGCCACCGCGTCGGGCACGTCGATGAAGTAGTCCTGTGAGCCGTGGCCAAAAATCCAATCGCCGCCGTCCAGCGTGTAGACGATCGTGTTGGAAGGCGGGAGTTTCATTTTGCGAACGCGCATCGTGTCACCTTAAGCTGTCATGAGTTCAAATTGGATCTGTGCCCAATCGAGGAGCACGCTGTCGAGCACGGTCGAGTCAGGTGTTACAGACCCTACGGCACCTAGCGCCACCGAGCCGACGCTAATCCCAACTTGGGCCAAACCTGTTACTTCACCTTCGGCAGACTGCCCCCAGCCTGCGCCTCCGAATTGTGGGCTCCAGCCCATGGGTATTGTTGGAGGGTTAGTGTAGAGGTAACCAATATTTTCGATTGTGATCAGGCAAGCCATTGAACTTGTCCCTAAAGCGTTGATCGGGACAGAACGTATCGGGTCATTGGGGCCACCAACTGCGAAGGGACTAAGGTTTCCAATTGGCCTAGTGGCATTGGTGCCTGAGACGGTGAACACCTGTGTGGTGAACGTGACGCCGACCCGGACCTCGCCCTGGCCGCAGGATGCTTCAAGCAGTGGCAAGTCGTTGCCTGGCGGTCCGGTCAATACCATAAAGGCGGTCTGCCCGCCTACCCCTATTTGTTGCGTAATGTTCCATAGCCCGCTTGGATCGACACTTGAAAAGGTAAACCCCGTATCTGGTGCGACGATTGAGACAACCGCCACAACCCAATCGGTTGGTGGGATGTCGGCAGGCGGCGCCCAATTGCCCGGGTACATTTGCAATGAGTCCATTCCCGTAATTGGACCCCAAAGATTGAATGCGATATTGTTTGGTACGACTGGAGGCCCGGGAGGCAGCGAACCGAAGCCGTTAACCTGCAACCCTCCGGTGGTGTTGACATAGAGCCCATAGAGCGGGACACCGGCATTTGTGGCATCGGTGTCATTGGCATATGCTACGGAAATTTGACCGAGCTTCAATGTGTCAGTCGTGATGCCACCGACCACCTCGAGACCCATGGTCGCTTGAACGAGCCCACCTTCGTCATCGGGTGCTACTTCGAGGGCGCCGGTGCTGAGCCCCCCCGTGAAACTTGATAGCCCATTCGAGGTAATCCCCTGCGCTGCGGTCAGAAGTTGCGAGATGCCAAGTGTGCCGTTGACATTCGTTGGCCCATTGTGGATTAGGTTCTTTGCTGTATCGGTGATATTGTTGTTTTGTGATGTACGAGAGATTGCATCTGACGCTGTAGTGGTATGGCTATTCTTTGTGCTATCTGTGATGCCGCCCTCGGTGACCACTCGTGTATGGTCACCGTTGAACATGCTTATGGAGTGCGTCGAGTTATTGAGCGAAACGGTGTGCGCGATCTTGTTATTGTCATCGCTGTTGTCGATGAAATTGTGAGCATGGCCGTTCGTTGGGTGGATCGTATGATCAAAGAACTTCTCGGCGTTGTTGAACGGCCCCTTCGAGTTGTCGCCGCCGTCATCATTGTCCGCACTTGTGTCGCCCGGGTCCACGTGTTTGCTGTGGAAGCCGGTTGTGGGGTGATGCTCGGTTGTATTTTTCGCATCGACCGAGCGCACGTGTGACGCGGTGTTGTTCACCCACTTCAGTTTGCGGGGGTTCGAGCGCATGCCGCGCAGGATGATGGGGTCGCTCATCGAGTTCACGCGCACGTCAATCGGCGTGTTCTTTGAGCCACCGGCCGTCCACCAGTTATCGATCGGGCGCGATGACAGCAACGCCATCACCTCGTCACCCTTTTTGAGCGGCATCGTGTGAACCATGTCACCGCCCTGATGGTTGGTGATCGGCGCATCATTCAAGAGCGGGTAGTTCACACTCGTCGTTTTCCCGTCGCTGCCCTGAACCGTGCCCATAATGGCAGGCTGCAGAGAACCGACGTGGCCATCCGTCGTATCCTCGTTGACAATGCAGGGCATCATGTGCCATAGGCTTTGATGCTGTGCCTCGATGGCTGCTCGAATTGACTCGACGACGCTTGTATTTCTACAGGCTTCTAAGACGTCTACGCTCATTGTGACCCACTCTGTTGACCGCCCTGCGATGGAATAGCTGGGAATTGACTCATTTGACCCTGACTTGGTGCCGCACTTGCATTGTAGCAGGTCAACTCGGTCCACCAGTCCATACCCATGCCTCGGCTGTCGCCGTCGTTGGCAATGGCAATAATGGTATAGTTTCCATCCGCTGATGTAGGTGGCATTACGACAGTTTGACTTGGATTGATGCTACCGCGAGGAGTAGGTGTCAGAGGAACCGCCTCGCGTATCAGGCTTTGGTCGATGTGCACGTTGTCGCCGATGCGCCACGACGGGTCCATGTTGCAGCGGGCAATCACACCCAGCTCGGTTTGCACCGGCATCCCGAGAAGCCCGTTGTTTGAATTGAGATCGCGAACGCCGCTGTCGGCGGACCCGCTATTCGGTTTGCCATCTATGGTCCGCATATTCAGTTGCATAAACTGGTCGATGTAGTGAGTGGCGCCGACGCTGCGCGATAGCTCGCGTAACAGCATACTTGTGGGACCATAGAGCATCCGCGAACGTGGATATTTCAGCTGCTGTAAAAGTTGGGTAGGAATGCTTCCGATGTTGACACCCTTGTAGGATTTCATGAGGGTGTCAAGCACATCCTTGCCGGTTGATCCGGCTTTGAGGGTTGCACTCGTGTAGGCGTGGTTATAGTTTTCGTCGCTATTCTGCGCCTCGATACGCACATAGGTGTCCACCGGTGTCTCGCGCCCAAGTGTTTGAACCCCGTAGACCTCACCCTTAAAAATCAAACCGCAGTTGTCCTGATAACCGGCATTGAGGGTAACCACCTTATTCATTTGCTTCTTGACGGATGCGGCTTTGCTGCGCTCCACATTTAAAATCGTTGCAACCAAAACCGCAGGGTTGTCATGCACCAGTGAGGTTGAATGAAACTTTATACGAAGTTCAGGGTCCATTTGAATGTCGCCGATTTGCATCGACCACGTGCGCATCCAATGTTGGCTCATGAGTTCAACACCTCGTAATAGACGTGCGACGCGGAACCGAGATTATCGAACGTCGGCGTGGCATACGGATTGGCACCGTCAGACCAGCAATAGAGGATGACGTTGAAATTGAGGTACTTGAACTGCCCAAGCAGGTCCACGCCGGTCACGAGTTGGAGGCCGGTTACGATCGGGTTCTTGTCAACGTCGCTGATGTCGAGCAACCAGCATGACCGATCATCTTGGACCTGATTGTACAAGAAGCGGAGCCAATAGGTGGTTCCGCCCAGGTCGAACATGAATTGCTGGTTTTGGGAGGATAACGGGATTTCAAATTTCTGCACATCGACCTCCCCGAGCTTTCGATAATTTTTCCGAAGCACTAATTTTGGCACGAGTTTCGGCAGAAAATTTTCTACCTTTGGAAGCTGCGCTCATATTAGCGCGCGCTTCGGGAGAAAATGGTCCCGTTTTGATCCCCTTTCTGCCTGCACTTATGTTTGCGCAATGCTCGGGCGAGCGTATCAACCCTTTATGGGAAGCACTCATTTTAGCGCGTGTCTCTATAGAACATTTGTGTCCCGTTGTTGGTCCGATTACCGCAGTCATCGACGAATTATAAAGCCATTGTCTAAAACGATCGAGGCATAATTGTTCATACTCAATGCGATATTTAGGTTCGCACACGAACAAGGTTTTAAATTGAAGACCATCTTCACCATATTTATCATAGGCGCGTTGTAGCGCTACACAATGATGTGTGCCCGTTCGAAGTGTGCGTTTATGAGTTCTTAATCGCCTTGTAATGTCCACACTACTTCCAATATACATTTTATCGGATGGCGACACAATCTGATATACACCGCAATTAAATTTTTGCATGTGGCACCATCCTTGAAAGCATCGCAAGCCTATGGCTGATTTCGCCTCGCTCGATATAGAAGTCTTCGGGCTTACGGCTGTCTATTGAAAGTCGCGCGACCCGTTGTACAAGTCGCGCGATTTCATTGTCGAGATTGAGAGGGATAGGGCGCTGGTTTTGGCGCATGGGCGTTAGCGCCTATGTAGCGGTGTCCATTCCTTTATTGAGTCGAGACTTTCTGCGGTCGCGCACCGATCGGTGCTGGCCACGTTTTCTTTCGGTTCGACGTTTGCGCCGGATGCGTTGCCGATGCCCTTGATGCCTTCCTTCTCGCCGGACGTGCCTTCGCCAGCACGGCCTGCAGGTGCTTCGACGTTAAATTTTTCGGTATATGGATTGGCCATTAAGATGCTCCTGTAACATTTGCTGGATATCCAGCCTGTGGAACGTACTGCCCGGTGAACGCATTGCCTGGTACGCTTCCAAGCGCCGGGGTAGAAGTGTTTGTTAGACCGCCGACTTGTCCGAATTGAGAGGCAGAGTAGTCACCGATGCCCTGAGAGATGCCCGCGCCCGCTGATGTGTCGATTACTGCGCCCGCTTGCGAGGGATCAGCCGGTGCCGCGGCAGGATTGTTCCCGTCGCCGGTGCCGCTATCCGAACCGCCGCCCGCGTTGCTGCCGGACGTAATCAAGATTTCCTTGCAGCTGATGGTGCACATGGCGGCAAAGGGTGTCGTCACATCATCGTGTAGGATGCAACTATCGATTAGCATGTTGGAGTATGACCGTTTAGCGGTCATCACCTCAATAAGTTGATACGAGTTTTTTAGTGCGATCAGGGCACCATACACCTGTTGCACATAACCATCTTGTTGGTGGGTGGCGTTAGACCAGCCGACACGCATTAGGATTTCAGCGGGAAGCCGATACGCATGATCGCAACTCGGCGTCCCGACTTCGATCGGGTTCTGTGTGGTGACCGTTCGATCGGTTCCGATGTTCTCCAACACAATGTCGGGGATGATGTAACCGATCGATGTCGTTCCTTGGATGAAAACTGCGGCGCCCATTATGAACGATCCTTTAGATGATTGATCATTTTTTTTGCAATTTAAGCAACATTCCCAATCATGTTGCGCACGGCTCTAGCATGTGCTGTTTGGATTTCATGGTGTACAAGCTGAGCAACTTTATGTGCGTCTTCTGCACCATTCACGTGGATCGTCACATGTTGGTTGTGTGTGTTGTTGGTGTCGCCGCCGCCGTTATTCGTGATGTTCGCCGCAAATGCGTGTGGGTCAACGTTGCTGCCACCATAACCACCGGCATGCTTCCCAGATAGATCATTCCATTTGTGGTCTTGATGCGGACGCCGCAGCCCCTTGTTCAACTCCTTGTATTTTTCCCGTTGGGTGTCGTATTGATCGCCATACGCTTCGCCGGGCACCGGTGTGATATGTGGCCCAAGGTGTCCGCGTCCAGGCCTTCCCCAATCACCATGCATAAGATCGGGCTCGCCGTTGTGTGTTGGGAAGTTGATACCGAACCCCATGTGGCGACCAAAGCGCGCTTCGCTTTCGCCTTCGAGGTGGCGATCGAAGGTTTCGTACATGCCCGTGGTATCTTGCCCACGATTACGCACGGCACCATTCGGCCCAACAAGTTCAACATCAACGGCCTTGTGCTGGCGATGCATAGAACCGGGGTCGCCATGCGTCGAGCTGTAACCCGATGTAACGCGAGCTTGCCAACCTTCGGGCAGATGTTTGGCCGCCGCCTCATAGACGGCGCGTAGGTTCGGATCAACTCCGGCCCACTCACCCTCTTTACCTTTGGCGATGGAGAGCTTGCCGCCGCCTGTTGCACCGGGGACGCCCCGTCTCATAACGTCGTTCCATTTCATCGCTTTGAGGGTTTTATCAACCCACATGTCACCGGCGCCGGGGTTGTTGCCGTGATAACCTTCGCCGCGCTCATATTGTGCGGCACCGATCGCGGCTGAGCGTGCATCCTTGGCCGCTTTCAAAGTTTCGAGAGCGGTCTTTTGATCGGGTGCGTTCAAGTCTTTGACAACTGCGGCGAGCTGATGGTCGATGTCGGTGTCGCCCCATTTGAGGCCCGAGGCATCAAGACGGCTTTGCTCCATTTGCGCGATACCAAAATGGCGCGCGTTCTGTGAGCCTGGACCGGCGCCGGACTCAACGCCGGACCATCGTGCAACGAGAGCCTTCGCACCTGCCTCGGATAGTCCGCCATTCTTTTGCAGATAGTCTTCGGCGTGGTCGATCCTGTCTTTGGTCCACCAGCCGCCCGGCTGGCCGTCGCCGCTTCCTTGACCGCCTGCGCCGCCGTGGCCGCCGCCTGCGCCGCCGTGGCCGCCGCCTGCGCCGCCGCCTGCGCCGCCGCCTGCGCCGCCGCCTGCGCCGCCGCCCGAGCCGCCGCCCATGCCGCCAGAGGTGGTTGCAGCGGAAGCGCCAAAGCCGAAGAGCTTTAGAAGGTTTGTCCACGCCTCGCCAAGCTGTTTCCAGGCTTGGAGGAGTGTGGGCACCCAATGGTCAGTGATCCAATTGCCAAGTTGTGTGAAATTCTGTTTCAGATCGGTCATGTCACCTTTGATGGGGTCTAACACCAGGGCTTTAAAACCATCCGCTATTTGTTTTAGCTTTGGCTTGATTGTATCATCCCAGTTGCTTGGCACGATCCAATTTTGGAACCAGCTGTTTGGTGTTTCCCCAGCGATAGCCTCAAATGCAGCGCTGAGTTTCCCGACCACCTGCTTGGCAATCTTTTTAAAGTCGGCCTGATCGAAGTCTTTTCGCGCTTGATCTCCATATTTACCGGGGACCAGAAGACCGAATATATCATATATGCGGCTGCCCAAATTTGAAAGGTTCTCCTTCCAATGTGGGCTTTCCTCTTGCATCGCTTTAGTGATGCCCTTGATGGTTTTCGTTAATGCCTCTCCCCACGACCCGTCGAGAGCAGCATCAGCAAAATGCTCGAGTTGATCTTTGGCATCTCTGAAGGCGGTCCCCAATTCGTGTAAATGTTTTGCATGCTCGGGGCCGAACAGGGAATTGAGTTGCTTTTGCAGTTCCTCAATCTTCGGAATGGCCTCGTCGATCTGAGTTATAAGTTGCTCGGGGATACCAAACTGTTGCTGATACCGTTCTGCAAGCGCGACCTGATTTTTGTCACCGCTAAACTTCATCTCGTGAAGTTTTACAAGGAGCCGTTTATATTGTTCTACCCGGTCCGCTTTTGGATCGATGTTGAACCTTTCTTGCAACTCTGTAAGGTAGCCGGGGAGTTTCCTAATTGCTGTTGCAAATGACTCAAGACCGCCGCGCGCCGTATCCATCTTGACGCCAACGATTTCAAACCCTTTGCCGAAGGCCTCAATGTTGTTGGCAGATGTATGAAGCTCTTTGCTTTGAAGAAACAAATTTTCAAAATGAATCTGCATCTCTTGGGCAAAGTGAACAATCGATCCGGCCGCCTTTTCAACGGCGGATGCCATCAAGTCCGCCTCGAACGAACCTTCCCTAATGGCTCCGATGAATTTTTTTTGGGCCTGCTCGTTCGTGTTCCAGCCAATTTCTACGAGGAACTCGGTCAAGATTGAGCTTTCAGGCATTGGCGTGCTCCTTCAAATAATCTATCATTTTACTTAACACGCCGACGCTGTCTTTTGCATTCCCAAGTGCGGTGTTGCAATGGTGACATAGTAAGCCTCGAATTTTACCGGTGACAGTCATCACACCACCCTTCAAAAATTAAGGCGGCCTTAAAGGTCGCCTTATATTAAGTCTCGGCGTCTGTGTTAAGTTTAGAGTGGCGTATGCGATGACAGGTGGGCCACGGCCCATAACAACAGGAACCATACCGGGCCTAGAGCCCACATGATAAACATCAGGGTCATGTCGCTAAAGACGAAAGGGAAGACCAATCGTTTTGAACTCCTTTTCTCGATGCCGTGTGTGATCGCGCAGCGGGTGCGCTTCAAGCAGCCTTCTGCAATCTGCTCGAAACTCCCCGCCGTGAAGATCGGTTGTTGATATGTTGAAACATATGGGTTGGGGTCCACATGATTGGGGTAGACGGGCGAGTGTTTCGTATCCGCCGCCCACGGGAACCTCGAAAGTTTTACCGCACGCACTGTACACCCCTATTTGTTGCTGTCGAGAACCTTATGCGCTCTGTAGTAAGAAGTGATCTTTTCAAGCTCGTCGAGTGTGGCATCTGATTTCAGATGGTTTGCTCGCCAAGATATTACTTGAACATTGTCGATAGTGTAGCCGCCGTGTGGGTTGACACGATCAATCGATGGTGAATCGTCTTGCAAAGGCCCCTTGCCATTAGACCATTCTAATTTCATGCCAAGAACGGGGCAAACGTCTGGCGTGATGGCATTCATTTGATCTTCGGTAAGCGCAAAGTCGATACCCTTGATCGACGAACGATATTTTACCTGGCGTAAAATCCCCTTCCAAGGATGTTCTTCGCGTCTTTTGCGCCCCCTTTCACGCTCCTTTTTTTTGCATCGTTTCTTTATGAGTCGCATATTGTTTTCTTTGGTACATGGCACCCAAAAACTTCTTTACATTTGCGGCCCCTTCCGCCACCACTTCAATTACCGGGGTGTGCCACTTCATTTCGCGTTCCCTTCCATGGCCTTGTGAGCGCGGTAGGTATTTTCCATGTCGATATCGATGACCTCATTCATCATCGCAACATCACATAAAGAGTACGTGCCGTCTCGAAGTTCATTCAGTGTGCATTTCCCCTTCGCCACCGGTCGAAGGAGCCAGTCGAGCATTTTGTTTGGGAAGCCAACTGCAACGAAGTTCAGGGACGGCACCACACTCTGAAATCTCAAGGGAACGCGTATTAAAAATCCATCAAGTTGGCGCGCAGAACATTGATGACGATCTTCGTCATTACGCCAAGGTTGATGTCCATGAATTGCGGAGACTTCGCAACCCATATCTTGGACCATTGACTATTATCATTGAGGCGCTCGCACACTGACATGCACTCATCGATAATAAAATGCAGTCGCTCGTTCGGGATTGTGTGAAGTGCCGTCATAACGGGAAGCGCAAACTTGGTCGCTTCCTCGTTGTTCTTTGCTTCTCCCATCCCGGCAAACGCTTCAATGAGAACCGGGAGAATGGGAGACAGGGCTTGCATGAGGTCAACCTGTTTGAGCAGGTCAATCACGGTGCAATGGTATGTCTTATCTCCCACCGCAAATTCTTTTAATGTCGGTAGCATTGTTTCACACCCCTATCTGGTTAGCCAGCGCCCTGCGAAATTGCATTGCTGGTTGGATTGCCGTCGCCGATTGTCTCGTCGATGGTGCCGCAGTTGAAAATCCAATCCATGATGCCGCCGTCTTGCGCGTTAACGTTCGCCGGTGGTTTGCGGAATGCAACCGATTGAGCGACAATGGTGTCGCCGCGCGCGGTGTTCGTGATCGTGAGCGTGTTCTGGCCCCAATCTTGCGAGCCGTTCGCACGGTCAGCCTTCCACATCGTCATGAGGTTCGAGTTCGTCGGCGATGTCTTTTGCAGCTTGACGCCAATCATGCCGCCCTTCGACGCGTGCAACGAATGCATTGGTGTGCCGTCAGCGCCGATGTTCATCGTTTCGCTGTCGATGCTGTAGTCCGTTGTGATCCCTTCCTCCGCTACCGCCGCACCAACGCCCAAAATAAAACTTCCATTTGGGCCTTGGATGGTGGCCGATACGTCAAGGAATGAATAGACTTGAATGGCCATTATCTTGCTTTCCTCTTCTCTCAGCGCCAGCGAAGTAATGCGACGTCAAAAACGCTCATCATCCCGTTGTCGAGAACCACGTAATATTGTTCCGGCACAAGCAGCCCCGGTTGGCTATAAAGGCCTACAACATGCCCGTAGACCCACTGCGGGCTTGACCAGCCCCAGCTCACCACCGGTTGATAGAACACCTTCACGCTCGCGGCATCGGGGAACGTCCGTGTAAAGACAACGGCAGGGATGGGTCTTGCCGGAGGCACCGGTAACTTCGGATCGCGGGGTCTAATATAGCGGACGTCGAACGGTCTTAATGACCCATCGGGTAAAGCGACGGTGTAAGTTTCCAGCACGCCTGTGTCTGTGTCTGGGTTCGAGGCAAGGTTTGTCACGATAGCCGGTATCCACACCGGCCCAACAGCCCAAGGGCTCAGTGGCCAGAACGGATGGTAGACTTCGACAACCTGGCCGTTAGCCCATTGTCTAACGAAGGTCATTTTGCAAATCTCCTGTATATGTGAAGACGGGGGCTGATGGCCCCCGCTGAAAGTTCTGATTAGCGGTTGACGGTGACGATGACGTATGCAAAGTGCACGGCGCCAGCCAACTTGGCCGCGACTTGGATCGGGGGCGCCTTGCGGGCTTCACGATCCGCCTGGGCCTGTTGCCGTACCGGCATAACCCAGCAATAATAACCTTCGTTCAGGTAGTCGCCCTGGTTCAACTGACCGAAGCCAGCTACGTTCCATTGGCCTGGCGCGCACATGCCGTTATAGACGGCCATGTTCATCGAGAAGTTACACGCGTTCACCAACGTTGCGATACCGGGGTCGGTCTGTGGGATTTTCGTGAGGGCGCCGTAGAGGACATTCCACACGTTGATTTGGATGTAGTTCTGCAACCAGTCGCAGTTTTGCACCTCGTCAAAGAAGTACCCGTTCGACATGACGCCCTGCTCTTCGATCGCTTGGTTTGAGAGCCCAACGTTGTAGTAAACGTATACGTTTGCATTCTTGCCTTCGAGGACCGCCTGTTGCGAGGATGTCATATACTCGCCCATGACCCCAATCATCTGTTTGAATTTCAGGGTGAGGGTCGAGTTCTGCGCACTAAAGTTGATCGTGGCGCAGCGAGCAAACGCGCTCGCGACTGCGTAGTCAGTGCTGCCAGCATATTGGACGAACGAACGGAAATACTGCAGCGTCTGCAACGATGCAGCGATGTCCGTGGTGCTGCCCGCATTGAACAGCTGCGGATCATTCGTGGTGATGCCATAAACATGCGACCACGGCGAACCTTGGATGTAGCCAGCGACGCCGGTGTGATCGGAGTTCGTGATGGTTGCAGCGAAGTACGAACCGTACCAGAGACCGCCAGCCAAATCGTCGAGCAGCTCGATGCACGCAAGCGGGGTTTCCGCTGCAATGCCATCAGCCGGTGCTTCCGCAGTGGCTTCGTTCCCATAGATCAGGGTTGAAATGTCGGTTGCGTTGCCGCCTAAGAGGGTGGCGCCGGAAGCGGCGACGTTGGAACCGCCGACTGAGAGGGTCAGGTTGTCACCATCGACGCCGGGTGCAGCCGCAATTGCATAGACATATGCGGCGCCATCGGTCACGTAGGTCATCTTTTGTGTGTTGGCCGAGGTGCTCGCGTTCAACGCGGCGACGGTGTTCGTCAGTGTGGTTGGAAGGTCGGTGCCGATGTAGATTTGCAATCCGGTCGCGGTGCCCGAAACATAGGTCCACGTGTCGCCGTTCACCACGATGGTGTTTGAGGTGTCGGTCATATTCCCGGTGTAGTGGAAGTTACCCACCGCTGTCGGCAGGTTAAGATACGAAATCGTGCTTGTCACGCCGGTGGTGCCGCTCTCGACCACAAATTGCTGATCGGGTGCATTCCACGCTACGGTGGCGCCGCCTGGGGTATAGACCGCGTTGATTGCGTCTTGGATTAATGTCGCGACGCCATTGAGATTGGTGACGGTGCCGCCAACCATATCGATCGAGGCGATGGCATATGGCACGCCGTCAAGCATGACATAGAAGCCGCCGTTCGAGATGCCGGTGAAATTGTCGATAGCCTGCATACCGGGGGCCATGACGCCGCAACGAAGCGTGGCGTGGCTCGCCGTTTGCGCGAAGCGGCCGACGTAATAGATCGAGGGCTGCGGGCTCTGACCAAAGTGAAGCGCAGCGGCCTCATATTCGGGTGCGAGCGTGCCGAAGTCGTTGGCTACTGCCGTGAGCGAAGTGTATTCGCGGATGCGCTCGTTGACGTCGATGACGTCAGTGGGGCCAACGCACATCATGGCGCCGAAGTTGCGCATCTGCGCAGCCAAGGGCGAGAGATTGACCTGAACGTTGACGACCTCCTGCAAGGGCAGGCCTTGTGGTCCGATGTTTACAGTCATTTTATTTTATCCTCTTGGAAACGGAAGTGGGGCAGGTACTGGCGGATAATCGTTTTGACGAACCGGCTGAGCCGGGCCTGCCATTCCTTGCGTAATAAGGCCGATATCAGTAAATAGTTGGATTGGCGCGGACAGCAAGTTCTTAACCGCGTAGCAGCGATCGATCGCAACCCTCAGGCAAAATTCAATGTCGCTGCGGTGGAACCATGTTTGATTGTACAACTCTGGGATATGCCGGACCTTGCAGTTTGTCGAAGCAAGGTTCATATAATTCAACTGCAGAATTTCGCGATTTTGTGGGATTGACATCCCGTCGCGGAACGTCTTTGCGTTGCCGCGCGAGTGCGGCCCGTAGAATGTTGCCAGCACTGTTACGTCTTCGTGGCGCTGGTATTCGTCGAAGCCATCGCTATCACCACCGAACAACGTGTCGGCTGATACCGTTGCGGCTGATGCCGCTAGGGTGTATGTGTTGCCCGTTGTGCCGGACACTGTAGCTGTGCACATAAACCTACTGCCAAGGACTTGGTAGTCCATGACCGTCAGCCGTGCATCGGTTTGATGATCGATATTGACTAGCAGATTGAACAGCGTCATGCCGAGCGAAGACCCGATTGCGACCTGACTGTCATCGGTCGGTGCGATGTTCGTAAACGTGAATTGAAACCCGTTGACGTTTATCGTATCACCGGGTGATGGGTTGGATGGAAAGGTAATCCCTCCGAAAGCTTTCTGGCCTCCATGATGCCATGTAACGAAACCATACTCTGGTTGCTCGTCAGTTATTCCAATAGCTACCCAGTCGGTTGTTGATTGTGGGCGGGTAGGTGTCGGTGTTTGCCAACGTGGTCGAACCATCTCAGGAGGTAACCCCGTAAGCCCGGTTACCCACGCTTGCAGAAAGTCGTCCAGTGCGTCGTCTTCAAGCGGCGCCGGTGGCGGGATGAGTGGAAGTAGGAAACCTCCAGTTGAACTATCATTCACTTGGTTTCCCCTTTTTATTGATTTACGTCTCGGAGTTCACACAATGCTATGACATAGCCCGTGCCGAGCCTAGAATAGTCAGACACGTTCATGACGGTATAATCTCTTCCGTTCCATCTCACAATGTCTGTGTCGATACCGGCTGTACCCCGCCTGTCGGTGAGGCGCCACTTGGTGATGATCACTATTTTACCCGAAAGGTTTTCGGCCTCGGGGAAATAATGCTGGACGCCTGAGTCACTTGTTCGCACAATACCAAAAACGTGGGGGTATGTCTTTGGTGTATTGACCGCGCGCCCGTGATCATCGACCGTCTGTATTGAACGCTTCACTGAGAACACGTCGATGAACTCTACTGAGTCACAGTAGACTTCGCTAAAATCAAGATTGGGCATTATGGGGCCACCTCGCTGTGGCACATCGGCACGATCCATTGAAGGTCGTTGCCCTCTAGCCAGAGTGGTGCACCCGGGCGTCCTTCAGATACGTTTGGCATCCCGCCGTTGCGTGCAATCCAGTCACGGACGGGTTGCGGGTAGAAAGACCACATGATGTTCGTGCCCTTATTGGCATCGACAATCTTTTCATTTTGTATGGTCATGTATGTTTGCGTATGCCACCATACGGGCGTGTTCACCAACACCGGGTCGGCCACGGTATTCCATGCTTGATGGAAACCGATGCGGGCATTTGGTGTAGCACACACCTTCGGGTGACCAAGGAACAACGTGCAAGACGACGCGCACAAGCCATCGATGATGACGGGCCGGTTGCGTGATCTTTTCACCTTATCGGCAAACACCGTCACATAGCCGCCTGGACTGTTGTGGATAACGATTGGCCGGTTTGGAATTGCGAAGGCGGGAGCGGCAAGCAGCACAGTGCCATCACGAAAAGCAGAACGCGTTTCATCCACATATCAAAACCCCTCGTCTTCGCGTTTCTTTAGTGGGTTGGCGGGCGTCTTCGGGCGTATCACCGGTTTGATCGAGCGCCACATCTGCCCGGTTTCCTTTAGCGGCGCGAACGGTGCAACCATGCCCTTGCGCTTGCGCGCTTCGATGGTTGCCTCGGCCAGCGGTTCGAAGTGCCCCGGGTCGCTCATATACTCTTGGACCGCGCCCGCGACGTGCAACCCCAAGGCAGTGAGCCCCTGTTGAACGCGCGCCTCTTTATTCTCTTTGGTTCCTAGGGCCTCCGCTCCGATCTTTTTGAGCGCGGCTATGATGTCATTTTTAACTGACCGCACGCCAGGTTCGAGGAACGCCCTCGCTGGAATATTTTGCAGCGGTGACCCCTTCTCATTGATCCACCCGAGTTGCGCGTTGGTGACGCCGCTGTCGTCATCGCGTGCGCTGTTCTCCGATGGGATGCCGACATAGAGGCGAGAGGAGAGAAGTTTGTTAATGCCTTTGACTAAAATTTCATCGTAATTATCACGCCCTCTTTTAACGCCCATTTGTCAGCCGCTCATCATGTTTTGGCCGCTCACATCGACGCCGAAGACCACGGCCTCGACGGGGCCGAGTGGTCCGGTGCCACTGACACCGATCAGGGTGATGCCCACGATCTCCGCCAGCTGCGCGAGGCGCGAGCCGTAGTTCGTGAGGTTGTATGGACCCCATCCATCCATCGCCGCTTTGGCGGTGTCGAATGAGACGCTCAGGCCGTCGCCGCTCTTGCTTGAGATTGCGCCGGTTCCACCAGTCGGGATGCCACCAGCCTTGGCGACGCGCGCGGCCTGCGCCTCAAGGACGCAGTTGTGTGCGGCGTAAAGTTGCGCACCCGCGTCCACAAGGTCTTCGTTCCAAACTTCAGGCGAGCACAGAACGTAGCCGAGCGTCAGCCAAAAATTCACCATGGCGTCGGGATAGATGTCTGGGTTTTGGAATGCCGTGAAGCCCTGGCGGAATTGTGCGACGGTGACTGTCATGGGTTAGGCCTCCAAGACCGTATATTATCTATAGTACCAAAATCAAGCGAGTTTGCATCGCTCAGGCCCTCGCCAGTTGTCACATCGTCACGCGTCTTGCGACCGCCCGGGGTGAACGCGTTGGCCTCAGTCAGGCTCGGTTTCACCGCGTTCGGGTTGGCGTCGTGTGCGGGAAGTTTGGTGCTGGCCTCGGCCACGTGTCGAACGTGCTCGTGCCGTTTCTCCGCTTCACTAGGGGCTTCGTCATGCCCTTTGATTTTACTGAGCAACTTTCTCACGTGGTGACCCGTGAAGTGACCCGGGAGGTTGTGCCGCCCCTTTTTCGAGAAACTGTGTTTGTCTTCTGTGTTGGCCATAGCCGCACCCTTTCTAATTGACCTTCGCGTCGATGCCGTTCGCCTAGTTCCCGCAGCTGTCGAACGGCTACGGCTTTTTCCACCCCAAAATGTCCTTGTGCGACAGGGCGCAGTCGGCCGACTTCACGAACTCGGGATGCCCACCGAAACGAGCGTCAACGCCGGAGATGGTGCCCTTGTTACGGCTGGCGTAGAAGACCTCTTCGCCCTTCTTTTCGCCGTATTCTTTTTCCATATTGGCCTTAATTTCGTTGCCCTTTTCGGTGAGCGGCATTGTCGTGTTCCTTAATTAGGCGACGGGATAAGCAGTGACCGGGACTGGTGCCGCTTCCTTCTTGGTCCGTGTCTTGGTGGCCTTAACCGCCTCGATCTCGACCGGTTTTGGTTTGATGATGCGTGACTTGCGCGGTTGAACGATCCGGGTGATCCGGTCAATCAGTTGCGCGTGTGCCGCGATGTACCAGTGCAACCGGTTCTTGCCGGTCGCGGGATCGACCTCGAAAGCGAGATCGTCGGGGATTTCCTGTTGACCCATGTTGAAGTGCATGGTGTCAATCATGATTTGAACCGGCATGCCATTGCCACGCGTGACTTCTTTGCTGCGGTTCCGAAACTTGAAATGGAACGGCTGGGAAACTAGAATGTATGCCATTGTATTACACCTTATGTGAGGGCCGGAAAGACCGGTCATCTGTGAGCGCAGTGCTCAGGCAAAGAAAAAGGCCGCTAAGCGGCCCTTTCTTCGGTAGACGAAAATGCAACTTAAACCTTGTTGGATTTGCGAAGGTTCTCCGCCTCCCATAGGGGTTGCAAGTTCGAATAGTTGCAGGCCGCTAGGAACTGCGCACGATCGGTGAGATCGAAAGCAGACAAGGGCTTGATATGATCGATGTGCCACTCGCCCCAATTGTCCCAGGACATACCGGGAGCGAATTGGGCTTCGAGATGGATTTTAAGTTGCTCGATTGAGCAACCTAGATCGCGGACTGCGGAACCTGCTGCCGAGTTTCGTTTGATTGCTCGATTGAGACGGTTCCTAAGATTTTGGCTTAGATGCGCATTGATGTTTTCGGCACGTTCGCGCTTTTGGTGTTCGCGATCGGCTTCGCGGATGTGGTCAGCATTATCAGCACGCCACTTGCGCATATATTCTTGCGACGCTTCTTTATCGCGTTGCGCCCATGTACGCGCATCACGTGCCTTGATCATTTCGGGATTTTCGATCTTAAGGACGGCTCGCCTTTCACGGGCGAGCCGCGCTTGATAAGATTTAAACCCTTCGTGGTCCTTTTTGCGATTTCGATCCTTTGCATTGTTTGCGTTGACAATCGCCCGCTGTCTATTTTTGGGTAACGCCTCACATGCGATGCACACACCGTTGTGTGTGCGCCGTTCAGAAACGTGTCCGTAGATGCAGGGTTCACCTGTGAAATATCGTTTCAACCCAAGTAGCTTAGCTGTCGCTCTGCTAGTGATCATCATGATTGAGTGCTCCTTTCCCTTAGAAACATTCGTATCACGATAACCCAAAGATTGCAAGTCAATTCGCTAAGTGAATATCAGGCAAAACCACAAAGTGTCATAACTCTTTGATTTTTCAATCAATTCGTTATGTAATCAAAGTCCATCGCGGTACGCCAAAGTCTCCGGATAGACAACTTCAACTTGGCCGAGCCGTCCGAAATAGTTGGTCATCTGATAGATGGACCGATATTCCAGCGGGGTCTTTTGAAGCGGCGTCAGCGGGAAGCGGACGCGGTTCTTGTTCTTCGAGTACGCGATCAAGCGACCGGGGGTCGTGTCGGTGCCCTGTGTGCCACCGGCACCCATGCCGATTGCCCACTTGGCGGGAAGGATTTTCAGCTGGTTCTGGCCGGTCTGCTCTTTGGTGATGTTGTTTTCGAGCAGGTAAGTCAGGATCGAGGTGTTGCCAGCTTCCGAGACCTTCATCGTGGTGATGTAGCCGAACCGTGTCGGAGGAAGCAGGATGCGGTCAGGCATCTGTGCCCAGCCGGAAGCCGCCCAAACCGAGGTGAGGACCTCGTTGATGTCAGCAAGGATTTCGTCGGGGGTCTTGTTGGCCCACAGCGGCGAAGCGGCGGCGCCATTGGCGACGTTCGCAACGTTGCTAACCACAGTTGGCGTAACGGTATAACCGCCGCCCGTTGCCTGGGTGAACAAACCGGTTGTGCCGATGAGGCTGTCACCGATGTAGACGAGTTGGTCAACGTCCATCTGGTATTTGAGCTTGAGGCCCTCGTACTTC